CGCTCTTTACACACGTTTAGAAAGAGATAAGTGGAAGGGTATCCAAGCAGACGCTAGAAAGTGGCAAGAGTACGAAGCTCACACTCTCAAAAAACTAGAAAACGTAGTGAGAAAAGGTGGAGCAAAAAAAGTTCCTAAACTCAACCTTCCTAAAGCAGACAAAGACTTTGTCGCTGTAATTAGCCCTACAGACTTTCACTGGGGAAAGTACGGAGACGTTTTTGAGTGTGGTGAAAAATACGACCGACCTACTGCCCGAGAAAGGCTCATTAGTTCTACGGAAAAAGTATTATCAGTCGTGGCTAAACACGGTCGTCCTGAAAAAATCATTATTGGTTTAGGTTCTGACTTTTTTAACGCCGATACTTATAACGCTACTACGGCACGAGGTACGCCCCAAGATAACGACGGTAACATGTCGGAGATCTTAGCAACCGGTTGCGAGATGATGAGTGACTACATCGACTTACTGCGCCAAGTAGCTCCTGTTGAGATGGTGTTAATGTCTGGTAACCATGACCAGCTATTAAGTATCAGCCTTCATCTTTACCTTCAGGCTTGGTACCGCCACTGTGACGATGTCACAACCATCAAGTCGGGCCATTCTCGACAATACATTGTTTATAAGAACAATCTTCTATGTTTTCACCACGGAGACGGTGTAAGCAAAACATCTGATCTAGCAAGACTAGCTGCTGTAGAAGCTTCAGATTCCTGGGGAAAATGTGACCACCACATGGTTTTCACAGGACACTTGCACTCCGAAAAAGTAGTGGAAGACCGGGGATTTGTACGCTACCAACTTCCAAGTTTGTCAGGCGAGGACCGGTGGCATGCACGTAAAGGTTACGTAGGAAACCGTAAGATCATAGCTGCTGTTCTTGTTGACGGAGACGAAGGTATTCGTTCAGCTATTTACGCAGAAGGAAAAGTATAAAAATATATATTTCTTGACTAGGTACTAAACCAACCTAAACATAGTTAATAGACTTAATGTATTGCTGTTAACTATGATTATTACTAGATCAAATCTAATATTGTTTTTAATAGCGGTACCCATTTGTTTACCCGCATGCGGACCTTCTCCCTTACCGATACAAGAAGATATAAAAGACATAGAAAGTCTATCTTCTCCAGACACTTACGAAGCAGACTGCCATCGCACACAGTATTGGTTCTGCCCGCCTCACAACGCCATTTGGCAGCGCCCTGTAGTAGTAGATATTTGTGTAGACCCTCCCCAAGTCATATCTACCGGAGAGTGCGAAGAGTTGTTCGAGTGCGACCCTTCTATATTCCTCCAAGGAGAAGAGGCGTGTTTTACACTCGAAGGGTACCCAGGGAAACGAAAGAAATACTGTAACAAAGGAACATTCCAGTACGGAGAGTGCATAAGTCCTTGTTCAGAAGAAATTTGCGACGGAAAAGACAACAACTGTGACGGACAAATAGACGAAGGGCAGACAAATCTTTGTGGAGGATGCGGGTCTCCCCCACAAGAAATCTGTGACGGAGTTGACAACGACTGTAACGGACAAACTGATGAGGACTTAGTACAAGAGTGTTCTACCGACTGTGGTGTAGGTATTGAATATTGTGAAGATGGGAACTGGGTTTCTTGTACAGCCCAAGTCCCTGTAGACGAGATATGCGACGGCCTCGACAACAACTGTAACGGACAAATAGACGAAGGGCTAGACTGTGCTTGCACCGTCAAAGACGTAGGGACTCTTTTCCCGTGCACAGAGCCTCCTCTTCTCTGCGGAGAAGGGTTTAAAACCTGTGTGTGCGAAGACCCAGACTGTACCTCGATCATCACCACTCCGTGTTACGCCGCCTGTCACTACTTCCCTACCAATGAAGCGTGTGATCCTTACGCTGGAGCACCTAAAGAAGAGGAAGAGTGTAATAACTTTGACGATAACTGTAACCACTTGATTGACGAAGACCTATTCTCTGCCTGCTATACAGGAGAAAGTGGAACACTCAACGTAGGGATCTGCCAAGCAGGAGAGGTCTACTGCAATCAAGGAGTGTGGGGAAGCGACAAAGACGGGCTATTCCACCCTAATCTATGTGCGGGGGAAATCGTTCCTGAAGATAAAGATAACTGCAACGGCGTAGACGATAACTGCGACGGTATCGTAGATGAAGGTAAAGAACTCCAGGAAACCGACATAGTCTTCATACTAGATTGGTCGGGTAGTATGGATATGGAAATCGCTGCCGTTTCCCAAGCTCTAGGACTGTTTGCAAAGAACTACTCCGACGAAGAAGTAATCCTGTGGTCATTAATCAAAGGCCCTTTCATAAAAACTTTTAAGGAAGAGCTTCATTTAATAACTGATTTAACCTCGTTTTCTGTATTTTCTGTTAAAATATCAGTAGCAGTAAATTTATCCCAAACAGGAAGTAAAGAAATGTTGGGGGACGCTCTTTACCTCATCTTGCACGACATAAGTGGGAGTCCTGCTTATCAAGACAAGTTCGGATTTAAGTGGAAAGGGTCCATAAAGTCCTACCCCGAAATAGATAAGTTCTCAGTTTCGTGGAGGGAAAACACCAACAAGGTGATCATCGTATTTACCGACGAACCATTTCAAACGTTTATGAAACCCAGCATCTCCATCCAGAACGTCTTAAGCACAGCGGCTGGAGTACCTAACCTAAAAATATATGTTTTTACTCCGCCAGTATACGAAGCCAAAGAGACGTGGGGGGAAGTGGCTACAGGGACAGGCGGCAAATGGTTTGAACTAACTTACGACGTCCTCCCCATGTACCACAACCTTATCGACATTTTAGACGAGAATATCTGTGAATAAAAAAACTCTGCTCGCCATAGCCGCATTAATTTTAATTCTTTTTTTAGGGAGGTGTAGCCCTCCACCTAAGCCAGAACCCGTACCTGTCTATAAAAGTTTCGTAGGGTGCTTTATCGACGGAAACCCTGTCTTTATGGGCGAGATAATCGGGTCTATGCGGGTAGAGTCTACAGGTGTCATTGAGTTCTACTCCGTAGAGATGGGTACCACTATTCGCCTTATAAACGCGGGGTGTATCGAAGTGAACAAGGGCATGCAGGGGGTTCCTGCTAATTCGCCTAAACAGTCTCCTGCTACCGGCAACGAAGAAGACCCCCTGCTTGTCCTTATCTAACTACTTAGTGAGGCGTTTATAGTCCGTCCCATCGGTCTGCCGGCGTGTCTCTATAGAACGTCGTACAGCCCTGTGCCACCGCTTAAGGGTTCCTGCGTGTCGAGGGCTCCTACACCGCCACCCCTTAGGTCCTGAAGCTACCCACGCCCAGGCTGACACAAAAGCGCGGCGCTTACCGCACTTCCTCTTAGCTTTAGGGACAGATCGCAATATCTGAGACATCCACACTATAGTAGAAGCTACCGGATCTGCCCGGTTCACCTTAAACCTCTTTTCCCACCACGGATGCAGTTGAAGAAGGCCTTTTGCTTTCCCACCGTCCCCGTTACGAGGAAGAGGGTTATACCCAGACTCTCTACACGCTGCCGCTAACACAGCCCCTCGATATTTTTCGGGGACATTCAAACGCTTCTCTATAGATAGAAGGTCCTTTAAAAGCTCCATGTCCACGCGTTCGGGACGAGCGTTAGCACATTTGGTGCGGGCTACTTCTAAAAGCGCAGTGTCAAACTGAGTGAAAGACACACGTTTAACCTTTCCTTTATAACAACACTCAATACATTCGGCACATTTATCTTTAAGGTAATTTGCATACCACTTACTCGCAAACGCAGAAGTGTCGAACATAAGGAACAATAACGTTAAAATACTTATAATAAATTTCATTTATCTTCCAGGGCTAAGGTGAGTATTTCCTTACCAATATTAAGTAATTTATCGACGTCAAGCGCCGAGACGTCTACCAGATCTGATGACAGATAGTCATCCAAAATCTGATATTCACCACCCGACTCAGAGAACTCAATTCTCTCAGCCTTTCCCTTATTTACAGACTCAGGCTCATACCTAAACTCTACTGATAACGCCCCCTCCTCCAAAAGGCGACTAACTATCTCGTCTTGTTCTTCCTCCTCTATTTCAGATTCACTAACTACTCGGACGAAACAATTTTTGACTTTGGGTTTTTCACCCGCACGCATTTCAAGAAACTCAGGAGCTTGGGTAGGTATACGTTTTATGGAGTTTCTCCCCGACGAGTAAACTACAAAACTTTTCTCAAAACCTACGTCGTCCCACCTGTGCTGCATTGCAGACCCTATGTAGTGGAACTTACTCCCTAGCTGCTGGCCTATATGGTAGTGGCCACTGAAAATCTTACTCCACTCATCCAGGTGAAGCATAGAAAGGTTAAGTTCACACGGAAGTACGTAATCAGAGGGACCAACTTTGGCTCCCGATATGCCGTAATGAACCATCAAGAGGTGCCTTTTCCCTTCCGGCTTACTCTTTAGACCTTCTGTTACGTGATCCGCTATCACTTCTCCATCATCGTAGTAAGGCACAGCAAAAAGATGTACCCCCTCCCCGAGGTCGTACCACCCAGGTTCACTAGCTACGAGACAATCTTTAGATTGAAACCTCTGGAGGGCATGGATGCTCCCAGATTTGTTTGCCTGGTCATGATTACCTGGAATCATAATCGTAGGTACACGACTAGACCAGTGCTGAATCGTCTCATGTATCTGGTTATACGTATCTACGTCGATCGACTTGCGTTTGTCGAAAAGATCTCCTCCGAAAAACACATAGTCCACATCATTCTCTAGTGAATAAGAGTACACCTGCTCAATAACATTTACAGCGTCTTGAACACGGCTGTTCGTACCGTGCTCTAGGAGCTTTCCGTTACTGTAGGGGTGTGCGTGTAGATCAGAATATAAAGCTATCTTCATAAGAGAAAACTACGCGCAAGTAAGATAGGCAGCACAGTGCCCGTTGTCCTGACACACACCAACCCAACAATCTCCCTTCCCACAATTAATGTCGTGGACGCATTGGATGTCAGGTTTGGTTTCCCCTACATCAAGTGCGGGGGAAGAGAACGAAAGAAACACAGATACTAAAAACCAACTCATTATATAAACTCCTCGACCACTTCTTCAGCCTGTCCCGTCTGCCTAGCAGCAATAGCCTCCAGGTTCCGAGAAAGAGTATCTTCAAGGTCTTGTACGACTTCGTCGTAATCAACGCTCTCTAAATACTCCCCTACGTCAAGCGTAAGAGATAGGTCTAATCTTAGACTCTCGAAATTACCGAGATTTATAGTTCGCCCCATAGCCAGGGTCGTTTCTTTAATCTTCATATCTATACCTGTATCAACCTTTGGAGTCTAAGTCAACTCCTTTCTTAGTACCGACTCAATAATAGACGCCTGTTCTGGGTTTTGTTCTAACCACTTAACAGTTCCTGCTTTCCCTTGTCCGATGGACTCGCCTTCGTACTTAAACCACGCGCCGCTTTTTTCTATGAGCCCTTTCTCTACGGCCATGTCTACGACGTCTCCCCAGTGGTCTATGCCTTTGCCAAACAAGATAGTGATCTTAGTCTGTTTAAACGGAGGGGCGAGCTTGTTCTTGACTACCTTTACCCTCGCTACGTTACCGATTACTTCTTCCCCGTCTTTAAGAGCAGTAGATCGATGTATGCTAGCTCGGATAGACGCGTAAAACTTCAACGCGTTTCCTCCGGGGGTAGTCTCTGGATTACCAAACATTACACCAATCTTCTGGCGCGTCTGGTTAATAAACATCAAGCATGTACCAGTCTTGTGAACTACCGCAGTAAGTTTACGTAGAGCTTGAGACATCATACGTGCTTGAAGCCCCACATGGTTTTTCTCCATGTCACCGTCAATCTCTGCTTTAGGTGTAAGGGCTGCTACCGAGTCAACGACGATAAGATCTACGAGATCTGCACGCACAACATCTTCTACGATATTAAGCGCCTGTTCTCCATAGTCTGGTTGGGAGAACAGAAGCTCGTCTGTATTGACTCCAATCTTACTTGCATACGCAAGGTCCAGAGCATGCTCTGCATCGATAAACGCAGCAACACCACCCTGACGCTGACACTCTGCAATAGCGTGTAGCGTCAAGGTAGTCTTGCCACTCATCTCAGGTCCGTAAATCTCAACGATCCGTCCCCGAGGATACCCCCCAATCCCGAACGCGTAGTCCATTGCAATGGACCCGGAAGGAATAACTTCCACGTCGCGCCGAGAAGAATCCCCCATAAGCATCAAAGATCCATCTCCGTAGTTCTTTGACACATTGTTCATAAGGGCTGCTAGCGCAGCAACCTTATCTGAGGGGGACTCTTTAGCAGACGCCTTAGTGGTAGAAGTCTTTGGCGTCTTAGACTTTGAGGAGCTTTTTAACTTCATTATTAACCCTTCTTAGCTGCTTTCTTCAGAGCATCTAGTTTAGCTCGGATGGCCTGTTGCTTCTCGTCATCCACCTCATCGAGGATATCGTCCCAGTCATCCTCTTTGCTTGGTGCAGACTCGAACTCGTCCTCTGCTGGCGTAGGCTCCTCAAACTTATCTTCCTTTTCTGGTACAGACTTCGTCGGAGCTTCAACTAATCCCTTGGCCTTGGCCTTAGGTTTCTCACGAGTCTCCTCTAGCGCAGTTGCAGAGGGGGCAGGCAGCGGTGCATTGGAGCGCGGGTCCCAAGTTCCGTCCCAGATCATCTTTTGCTCCTCATAAGAGTAGAGCTTTACAGGGAACGATGTATCCAGGTCATAGAGGTGCTCCAGTGCTTCTGGTACTTCTAACTCTGAAGGGTTAGCACCTACTTGTAGGTCGTACCGCGTCCACTTACGATCGCCCTGGCTCGACACCAGAGACGCCGTTACTCGGAAATTTCTTCCAGTTTCAGGGTGTGTAAGGTCCCCGTAATCAGGGTCACGGAAGTAAGCTCGAATCTCTTGAAAAACCTTCCAAGAGTACTGCCAGATCAACACTTTTGGTGTACCGTCTGGGTTAACGGGGTCTTTCACGTCAATGACGTTACTTATGACACTAACGTTTGCCTTCGTCTTGTTACCAAGTACCCGGTCATTTGGGTCGCCGCTATTGAAGAGGTCGTTAACCGCCTCACAAAAGTAACACCTGTCAGATTCTGTTCCGTGTTTCTTTGCACAAAGCAGAGGAGGTGTGTTCCCGTGACCGATCGGAATGCCCCAATGCTGACTCCTAATGCGGTAAAAAGAGGGGTCGGTAGGTGCCCGAAGAAAACGGATAACCCGAGGAGTTCCTACTTGTATCTTCAGTCGTTCAAATCGTTTGCTGGCACGCTTTGAAAAACGAGAATCGTCTTCCGCCATCTTGCCATGATCAATACTTACAAAATTATCGTACTTGCCCATTTTATTTCTCCCGAAGGATTGTTGGTTCGTTGGACGATTTACGGTGGTCAGCCCCGGCGTTAATTAACGCCTGTAGTTTATGGCTCAACGCCGTACACGTCGCTTTGAAAAGTTTAGTATTCTTGTGCGCTTCAATTAGTTCTAACTTGGTTTCTTGGTACTCCTTCTGCGTAATTACCGAATTTCTTATTTTAGTTTCTGTAGCTTTTTCGCCCGCAGCAACAAACTCTCTACGAACGTCGTGATCAAGTTTTGCATAGAGCCTGTCCAACTGATACTCAATCAGTTTTTCTTCTTTTTCCGCCTCTGCTGACAAATACCCGTAGGCTGCAACCAAACCAGCCTGTCGCATAAATTCATTAGTCAGATCGGACTGATCTATCCTAACGTCTCCAATTGGATCTAACTCCTCGTAAAGAGGCCGAAGATCAAAACTACGAGTATCTATCTTTATGAAATGCTCTTCTTTCATTATAATTCTAACGTCTCCTTAGCGCCCCACGATACATCGCTATACGAGATGTCCGCTAAAATGGGAACCCTGAAGTCCCATTTCTCAAACGCTGACTTTATAGGTATTAATAAATCAATTTCATCTTTATGGATGTAAAACACGATCTCATCGTGAATGTTCATAACCATTGCAGAACGCATACCCTGCAACAATTTATGACACCGCTGCATAATCAGCTTAAACATGTCTGCGGCAGTGCTCTGAATGACAAAGTTCACCGCTTGCCGGTAACCTCTCTCACGCTGCCACTGCTCCAATTGAGGGTCTTTCAAGAACTCAAGATGTCGCACCCGACCGAAAAAGTTCTTAACGTAACCGTGCTTCTTAGCCAACCTCTTATAGTGCTCGATAAATTCTGCCACACCGGCATACCGTTCGAGATAAGTATCTATATATTTCTTGGCCTCTTCCACCGGAACGTCGAGCGTCTCTGCCAGTTTGCCAGGACCAATTCCGTAGATGATACCGAAATTGATCGGCTTTGCAACCGTTCTCTGATCTTTCTCTACATCCTCGATATCAATAGAAAAAATCTCAGCCGCCGTTCTACTATGGATGTCCTCGCCTACAGTGTAGGCATGCAAAAGAATTGGATCTTCGCTGTAGTGAGCGGTCAAACGCAATTCAATCTGACTAAGGTCAATCGGTACAATTAAGAAGTCCTCTGAAGGAGGAACAAAGGCATCACGAATACCTGTGGATCGAGGAATGACCTGAAGACTCGGATTGCGGCAAGTCAACCGCCCGGTCACCGCCACCGCCTGTGAATAACTACAATGAATCCTGCTCCCTTCGTCACAATGGCTCCTCAAAGGGTCTGTATAGGAATTCTTATTCTTATAGTGGTCGCGATACTCTAATAACTTAGAAACAAAAGGATAATTCTTTGAAATACCCTTCAGCGCCTTGCGATCCGTAGACATCTTACCCTTGGGGGTATACTGGTATGTATGAATGCCCTTGTTCTGTAGAACCTGAGAAAGCTGGCTCGGACTGTTTAAATCAAACTCACAATCCGCCAGTTCGTAGACCTCGGCCTCTAAACCGTCAATCGTCTCCTGTAGCATTTCAGATTTCTCAGAAAGTAGGTCCTGATTTATATAGACCCCCTCCTCTTCCATCGAACACAAAACAGGGAGCAGGTTTAACTCGCGCTGATAAACCGACGCAACATCATCATCCGCATAAATCTCTTCTCCGAAACGACGAAACAACTTCAAAGTGTACAAAGTGTCACGGCACGCATACTGAACCATTATGTTCACGGGGATGTGCTCGAACCCAAAGTCTGCGAGCTTAATCTTTAAAGCCCTTGCAAGGCGGCGGCGTATATCAGCGATCACCTTTTCATACTTCGCAGCCTCAGGATCTATATATTTGGTCGCCAGATGCTTCAAAGAATGTCGATCATTCTCATCTAAAATGTAATGCATCAGCATCGTATCATGTATAGTTCCTTTAAGGGTGATGCCCTCTTTTGTTAACTTGTGATAATCGAATTTGTAGTTGTGGAATACGTAATCCTTCTCATCATAAGAGAATATCTCATTAAGCACTTCTACACAGTCGCTAACAAATAACTGCTTCTCATCACCTATGTGACGCATCGGGATGTAATAGTTCTTGTCGTCGTCCCAGGACAACGACACACCTATGATCCGATGAGCCCAGTTCAGTCCCTGAGTTTCGGTATCTACCGCAACCGTCTTAGGGTCATCTTCTAAAAACTGCTGATACATGGAAAAAAGTTTTTCTAAAGTATCAACACAAGTGAACTCATAAGTATCGTCCGACGCCAGTTCACTCAGATCGACTACAGAGAAAACTTTCTCTAAAGCCTCTTCACGACTTAATGGGACCTTCTTAGATGAAACCCTTGTGCTTTTCTTTCGCCCTTTCGAGGCGTTTACCTTTGTGCTTATTGTGGTCTTCGACTGTTCTTTTTTTAAGCGCATGCTCTACCTTATTCATGGTGTTCAACTTTTTTACGTTAGGCGCACTTATTAAAAGCTCTAATTTAGAACTCCCACAAGCAGCGCACACCAGACTGTCTCTTTCTTTATATTTATAACGGTATTCTTTTTCTTCTCCACAATCTAAGCATTTGAAATCATTTAAGATCATCTACTTCTTCCCTGTCTTTTTCAAAAGCATCTTTTAATTTAAACAATTCACTAGAAGACTTAACTACAACAACACTCGAAAGGTACTCAGGAAAGTTAGGAGACTCAGACTCAAACAACGATCGAACAAAAAGTCCCTGACCTTCTACTTTAGAGGACAAACCTTTGCGTATGTAGCACAGAAGAGAATTTTTCCTTCTAGTGTCTACCTTTAATACAAACTCTCCCTCATCATTGATGAACGAGTGCAAGCACTTCGTAGCCTTTACCGTAAAAGAATACTTTTCTAAAAAATCTCTAAACTCGGCCAGTAAGGTATCCCTTAAAGTACCTTCGTCTTTATATAAGAGTCTTCCAGGTTTTTGATATCCACTTTTCTTTTTTATCGAATAATTTTTTATTATTTTTTTAGGATTTAGTGCGGCTGCTTTAATTTTTTCTTTTTTACGAGCTTCTTTTCGTAACCCTTTGGCAACCGTGTAAACATTCTTACATTCGTATCTTAAAAAACATTCTTTATGAGGGCACGCGGTACCCTTTTCATCGAAATACTCGCTGCCGAAACATTCCGGCAAATCCATTAAGCTCTATCCAACTTATCGTCGTAGTGAGATCTAACTAAACTCCTCACTAACTCCGACACGGTGATCCCGCACTTCTCAGCATCTTCTACTAACAATTTATGGTCTACAGGCGATACGTAGATCTGAATCTTTATCTTACGAGTAGTCCTCTTATCTTTACTTTCTCTTAAACGCATGTTTTCTCCTTAGCGTGCCACTAGATTACATAGCTACTACCACAGTACTCCGGTAGTCGTCAACCCTTTAATTTCATTAGCTTAAACATCTCATAGTCTACCGAGCCTAGGCTAACAGCGGACTCAATGAGGGCTTTATTCTCTAAAAATGTTCTGGACCCTGCGTCCTTGCCATCGTTGTGGCAAACCACTCTACACGAACTCTGGATCTTATCCACATACTTTTCTACTTGAGGATAAGCATCAGCGTCCCAGTAAAAAATCACAGTCTTAATCTTATTAAGTAACTCGATCTGCCTAGAAGACAAAGACTTACCAAAAGTCGCCACTGCGGGAAGCACCCGAGAAGCACTAATAGCGTCAAACACACCCTCGGTTACTACAACTGTATCAGTAATTTGTGGATTAAAATTAAACAGAAAATCTGACTGCTTGTTGCCTGTAGGGTTCAAATACTTGCGACTGCTATACCCTATAATGTCTCTCGCTACGAAAGTAACGAGGTTACCTTCATAATAACAAGGCACTACTACACGCCCCGAATAATCTCCGTCGTAGCAATACCGCATATCGTAGTCGAGCATTTGCTGCTGAGTAACCCCCCGATCCTCTAGATAGGTTCTCGCCTTCCTTACAAGATTATTAATAATCTTCGAAGACGACTCGACACCTACAGGTACAAACGTCTCATCAAATACCATTATCTCATAATCAAACGACTGAGATTCCTCTTCTTCGAAAAGCTCGTCTACTACATCATCAACTGAAACATCCAAGTAAGACACATACCCGTCAGCCATATTGATAACATCCCGCATAGAGATACCCTCTACATCGGAGATAAATCTGATAGGAGACTTAGGATCGTATTTACACTTCTGGCAGTACGCAAGCCCCGCAGACAGCAATATGTATAAGTGCCCTGATGTGTCCGAACACATAGGACACGTCACCCGGACACGGTCTTCATTACTTGTCTCCAAAATCATAGGAAACTTAGATACAACGTAGCCTTGAAAATCAAAGCTCGACAGAAACTGTTTCCTGTTCAAAGCGTCTTCCCGTCAAAAATACGACGGCCCGTATCTACGTACTTAAAGAATTCCTCTTCTCGTTCCCCCTTGTTAGCCAAGGATGTCATGCGTCGTATTTCAGACAACAAACATTTAACTACCTCAGCATATTCAGAAGGGACCGGGTGTCCTTCTAACCATTCTCGTATCTCTTCCTGATCCACACCTACTCTCCTACTTAATTCTTCTATCCCTATATGAGTCACCGTCTTGTACACAGGACTCGTGTTACGAGGGTTGCTTTTCTTACGAGAGAGAGGGTCCCAATTATCTATAGTACCTGCGGATATTTCAGCCTGTGCACATGAGATACACAAACCTCTTCGGCCATAAGAAATCTCATCTTTTGTTTTTCCACACTTAGCACACGCATCTACTAGATTGGGCCACCGATGCCGGGGAGATCTAGCACCCACCACATTCTCCTGTTTTGTAGAGAGCAGTATCTATATCAATAGTACTATTTATTCAAGTTCAGGCACACGTTAGCAAACCACAACCAAAGTCTTATAGCAACGACGCCTTCACAATAACTATTGTAAATTAATACTGCTTTCCCTCCCGTTCTTTTAAAACCCCCTTTATATATGCGGCCATCTTTAGACAGAATGTACGCGTAATCTTTTAGATTAAGATCTTTAAAAGACTTCCAAACTCGATAAGTAGTGAGCGCATCAGAAACAGAAGGAAAATAAGTGCTCATATCTTCCTCCCCGGTAAACCTAAGAGTCTCTCCCCCCTCCTGCTTACCAAGCATTCCCTCTTTCCACACCCACAAAGGGTGACGGGACACGCGACAACACAACTCTATCTCTTCATCGGTCATTAACTGCCCTAAAAGAAATCAAAGTCCTCCTACCAAAAGCATGTTCGTACTACACGCATCACACCTTACTCTTTTAGAAGAAGAAGAAACTCGATCTCCACACCCTCCACACGCAAAACTGTAGCTCTTCACATCGTCAGAACTACAATAAATAAAATCCTCAAAACGTCGCGGTATCACCACCTCATCTACAAACCGCTGCCTATGTTGTAACAAAGAAAAGTAAGTTGAAAAACTACTATGATCTGCCTCGTTAAAAAGAAAATGGCCCGCCTCATGAAGAAGCGTCATCTTGTACTCTTGAGGACGCTTAAGATGATAATCTGCATACATGACTATGATCCCAAGACCTAACAACGCGTGAGCAGCTTCTCCATTAGGAGCCTCTTGCCCCACAACTACACGGACGCTCAAAGGAGATTCGTGAGGTACGAATATTTCAAACAGGCGATCAAACTCACTTTGCAGAAATTCAGAAGTAAACCAACAATTAAAAATATTTTTATCCATTATTATATAAGACCTCCGTCTAAAGAGAGTCTCTTTATATTCTATAGAGACTACCTTGTCAAGGGCCGTCGTAAAATCTTGCGTGAGCAAAGTCTGTCTTAACGGGAACCTCCATCCCAGAAGACCCGTCTCGATTCTTTGCAATAAACAGGCGCATCTCCTGCTGGTCTTTTTCCTTCTTGTTCTGGCACAACCCAATGATGACATCGGCAATCATAGCCTTACCAAAGTCTTCACTAATGTCAGCTACCGTCACCTGCGTCTTACTCAAAGAACCTCTGTTAGCTTGCGTAGCAGTCCATATAGGAAATTGATCTTCCACTGCCCAGCCGCGCAACGTTTCGTAGATGTGAGAGTGCTCGTGTCGCTTCTCTGTGTACTTGGTGTCGGAGCATAAAAGATCTGCGTAATCTACCACTACGAAGTCAGGAAAAAACCCACCCCTTCGCAAGCTCTCCGTATAGGTACGCAAGTTAGACACCGTTGCTGACTGGGTAGGGTACTCCTTAATGTGGACCTTCCCGTATGTAGGGTCTTCCCCTATCTGCTTTAAGCACCTCTCTACCCTTTCAGGATTAGCCATCATCTCAGAAGTAGTCATGGAGGTCAGACTCATATCGAACCGGTCTAAGTATCGATCCTCACTCATCTCCAGAGTAAATATCAACCCGTTAAGCCCCCGCGTCATATTAAACTCAGCGATGTGCTTGAGCATCATGCTCTTACCTCTGTTCGTCGGCGCTAAAATAACCCCTAACTCCTTCTCCCCGAGGCCCCCACCTCGTAGATAATTATCTAAATTCATTATCCCTGTAGGAACAACACGACGGACTACGTTACGGCGCTTAACCCTCTCTGCAAAGTCTTCGAGGTCCGGGTAAGTCTGTCCAGACTTAAGAACAATGTCCGACTTCTTGTATGCCTCTGTGAAGATGCTAACGACCTTGGCGTACTCTTCACGTTGGTACGCTTCAGACGCTGCAACAAAAGCATCCTTCATCATGTTCTTCTTTACGAAGGAAACAACTCTGTCTTGAATGTATCCTGCGTCATCTAACGCATCTAAATTCATGCGCTTAAACAGGTCACGGATAAACGTTATCCGGTCTTTGTCAAGACTGCCCCTGCGAATAGCATTACGTAAACGATCCTTAATCGCCCGCTCACTAATAAGCGCTCGTGTATCCGTGTAATGGACCCGGAGGGCTGAAAAGATCCAAGAGAGATCTTTATCAGAAAAATAATTAGGACGTAGATTGTCAGCACAGTACGAGAGAAATTTCACGTCCCTGTACATCAGCGAAAGAATGCCGACTTGAAAATCTAAGTCAAACTCTTGTTGTGTATCGCTGCCATGATCATCTTGCATTTTTGGTATTCTCTATTTCTGACTTTATTTTTTTATAGAAATCAAAATCATATGCTTCTGCTCCCCATGCATCCTCATCTACCAACTCCCTATAAAGAGGGAGAGTACGCAGATAAGGTAAAGGGATATAATTCTTTCCGGGTTTACCTAAAACCCTCAATACTTGTTTACGAGTCTTTCTACTGGAGGACATCTGAAAATCAATCATGTCCTCATATATTTTTACTAGTGAGCTTGTAGGCTCTAAGGATTTAACATGAGTGTTCTTAACTTTATATGCGGAGTCTACGTTGTCGTCTCCGTCGCCAAAATAATCAATCTCTGTTTTAAACTTTTCGCAATACGATCTGTATCTTCCAACTGAGTTCCATTCGGAAATTAATGAGGTCACATATTGAAGCGGAGGAGCAACGCCCTTCCACTCGTCGTGAAAATAAAACTGCACTTCAATGAATCGTTTTTCTGGAAATTTGTAGTGTTTGCATATGGCTGCTCCGAGAACGTAACTTCGAAAGTTTTTAAGGCTACGCGTCAGAAGACCCTCTGGAACCACCCTCAAAAAAGGCTTGTCCAAGTAGTCCGCTAATCGCGATTCGTACGCCCCAACAAACGCTGCTACGTCGCTACCGAGTACCGAAACTTTTGTTCCTAAAATTTTTGCCGAGAAGGTGTCAGAATCCTGCACCGTGTCTCTGCTGCGCGGTCGCCGTGACCTGTTTTTAGATCGTCGGCTTATAAATTCTTCTTCGCCCACGCTGAATACCTCTACCACTGGATCGAGAGGTAAACGATATCTTTCCAAAAGAAAACCCCTAAATCATAAATTGTTGATTTTATAACCATTTTTTGTGGAAGGCGACCCGAAGGGAGCCCTTCCACACTTCTCAATCGGAGATCCAAAGGCAGGAGCGGAGCGACTGTCGAAGGATTCGATCGATTGAGAGACTCCATTTCTGTAAGAAAAAAAGTACCAAAAAAAGAATATCAATTAATATAATTATTAATATATTTAATAATAAGAAAAAGAAAAACCTCTCCCCTAAAGGGGAGAGTCAAAAAGAAAAAGAAAGGTCATTTCTTCAGAGCATCCATAATTTTGTTGTAAGCGTCTGTAACTGCTTGAAATCGTTCAGTATCTCCCCCTCGGTCAGGGTGGTACTTAAACGCTAATGCTTTGTATGCAGCTTTAACCACAAAGTCTGGTGCACCGTGTTCAATATAAAGAGTTGTATAAGGAGAGTCTTCCTCTATAATATATTTTTTATTATTTTTATTAGAAGTACTTGAGCTTTCTGTAAAACCTTGCAGAGCTTTTTGAACAACACGTTGATATTTTATTGGAAGACTACTGGCATCTATATGGTTAAAAGAGTGTCGAGCATAGGCAATTACTTCGGAAAGTATTTGTGGTACTATGGCCCAACATCCATCTTTCTTGTTCCAAGTTCTAGTGCTGCTTGGAATATGCATTGATAAAAAATCTTGTAAATTCTTATCTTTAAATCTTAGTTCTATAATGTCTGATAGAGCATTGTGCGATAGTAATAATTTACTCAAAACGTCACCTTAGTTTTGACTATATTAAGTCGTCCGTATTTGGCAGAGATTTCTGGAATTTCTTTTTGAGTGATGACCCACATTTTCATCACATAGTTCCAGGGGATAATTGCTAACGCGGTTTCATTATCACCTCTGGACAAAAAATCATAGCCCAGGCCAGACCCTGCGTACGGTCCTCCATAGATATTGAACACTTTAGTATCGACGTCGTTAGACATAAGAAGACCTGTAAAGTGTGTAACGAACTTGTACTTTGCGCCTCCTCGGTTTCTTGCAATCTCCCATCTCAGAGAGTCTTTATACCTTATAATTTGCATAGGGTAGTTGTGGTGAAGGATCACTTCTGTAGTGACTGTAGGAGTTAGATCTTTGGCTTTAATAGTCACTGACCTCTCCTGCAATCAAAGCGGCTACAACCATACAAGTGTGCTTTCCTTCTCGCATTTCATCTGCCGTGACGAGTCGAGTGATCGGCTCAGGAGATTGCTCTCTAGCTTCAGACTCAAACTGAGCCATAATAAACTTACGAGAATAAGGGTTCTCATGCTTTGTACCTACAGAAGCAGCATGATTAATACTGCCCCACGTCTCAGTGGTTAACGCAGAGACGTCTCCATAAGATACCTTACCCTCAACTCCATCAATGATAGCTCCGTACATGTACACGTAAGGAGACTTTTCGATGTGAGGAAGGAACTCTTCCCTGGATACTATTTTAAAAGGCGTGTTTTCTATTCGAGCTACTGGAACTAATACGAACTCAGAAATACCTGCTCGCCTTTTAGCTAAAATCTGAGCACCTTTTTGATTAGTCCAGGTCGCGCTAGCAGTAGTTATCCATACGTGCGTAGGCTTAATGCACGGGACAGGTTTAGGTCGGTTTACTATTCCACCCATTTGAGCACCACCTTCTTTCTGTAAATCTTAGAAGGAGGCGCTGACTGCTTATTGTTTAAACCTTCAGCCACTGTAGCTGCATTTGTCTCTCCTTCATAAAGGTAGATAGATTTAATAGCGTAGTAATCAAGCTCTGCTACACCGTTAAAACTTACGTTACCTATGTCACAAAACCGAATAACTAAAACCCTACTGTCGTTAAGAATGACCGTCCCTTCTCCTTGATTAAAGTGAAGGTTCTGGCTTTTCTTATATTGCTTACCTGTCTTGTAAACGACTACGTCGCCTGAAGTTGTAGGGTAAGCAGGAGTAGCTCGATCTAAAGTTATAAGGATCTGATCGCCAGCCTTAAGCTCCGTTACATACACTTACAAGCTCCCCCACGCCATCAACAATATCAATTGCAAAACAATGCTCACCAGCATAAGTCTGAAACCGCTCGATGCTATGTCTCGCAAGGTATTTATTTGTTCGGTCGCTGAAGTCCACCACGATGAGACGCTCTTTACTATCATGAAGCCTAAGTCCTCGTCCGATTCGCTGAATAGCTCTGATGTAACTATTTCCGCCAGACGCAAATATGAGTACGTTGATGTTAGGGATATCTACTCCCTGATCTAATATACTACTCGCGATAAGAACTTTTGTAATTCCATTTTTAAAATTTTCTAAAGCCTCCATTCTTTCCTCAGCAGGGATACTGCCGTGTATAAATTGATGAGGCACAAATTCTTTAGTGGCGGATATAAGATTGCTAATAGCATGTCCGTGATCAATCTTTTTGACGATGATAAGGACTTGCTTATTCCTTTTATGGAACTCTAACGTTGCATCGCAAATAACCTTGTTTCGATGGTCGTTATAAACGATACCATCGTCGTAAGCAGTTTGGTAATCAATACCGACAGGTAACTGTGGAGAATTAATATCTACAAACATGATGTCAGTAGGCACTGACACACCATCTTCGATCATCTCTTTGTTTGTAATTTTACAGCACACCTCTCCTGTTAAAGCGACCAGTTTTAAATCTTGCTTATCTCCCCGCTTAAAGGGTGTTCCACTAAGCCCATACCTGTAAGGGGCTGTGCAGTACCGTACGATTGAAAACAATCCGTCTGACGCTAATGTGTGGCACTCATCAATGACGACAACCTTAATACTCGTTAAAAGTTCTTCTACCTGCTTCTTACGATCGCCAGAGTTTTTCGTAACCTTGTTAGGGTTAAACCGGCGAGCTAAAGTATCGGCTGACGCTACTGTAAACTTTCTTACATCCCACTTTGAAGAAGTAATAATTCCTATCTCTTCTTCCCCTAGACGTTTTTTAAATCTCTCGTACGTTTGAAGAACTAAGTCCTTACCTTTTACGAGAAAAAGAGCAGGCTCATCTAAAGCCTTAATCAAAGCAATCGCCACCTCTGTTTTTCCAGAGTTAGTACTTGCCCACAAAACCCCATGCTTCTTTTTAAGCATAGAGTTTCCTGCTCGTACTTGATGCTTCCTAAGGGTTACACCGTTAAGAGGTACGTCCTCAATTTTAGGAATTTGTTTTTTGTTTTTGAAGTCCCTGTGGTCTTCGATAACAAATTTTATGTTAGGGTAACTTTTCTTATATACCTTGAGCACTCGGTCTTTAAGTCCCGTAGGGAAAGCATTCTTAGCTCGACTAAACAAGCGCGTATAGCCATCCCACACGCGATTCTTATACGCAGTAGAATGTCGGTAACCAGACTTCCTAAACCTACAAGCCTTGTCTACGATGTCGGGATCAAAAGTTCCCTTTATAAAAGTATAGTTTGCATAGATATGCAGCGTAGGTGCTAACACGCAACCCCCTATTTTATATTATGTTTTGATATAATTTTTTGTACGCGTAAGTAAGACCTGCCGGAAGAAGTTAAGTACCACCCTGACTTTTTATCCCCGTGTACAAGCCCTTTCTTCTTAAGTCGTTCAAGGCTATTACGAGGGCGGTGATCGGGATCGTAATCATCTCCTTCAGAATCTAATGCTTTAAGAACCCTAAGTTGAACTTCTGTTACAATCATTTAAAGTATCTTTCTTGTACTACCATAGTAGTCTTTTGTCAATCATAATTCCATATCGATAGTGTAAGGTTTACCTACACGATGAGCGATTGCATGTACCGCCCACTTGTTTAGGGTACTAACCCGCATCTCTTTTTCTTCGTCTCTATCTATGACAAGCCCCCACCGACGCTTCTTGTTAGGAGCGTCTGGGTGAGGAGCCCACCAATAAAGAACGATGAGGTCTAGCCGAGGCATAGCATAGAATATTCTATACACACGCTCTACAAGAACAGACATGTCAGTGGTAAAGGAACCTACATGACAAGAGTTGGGCTTTGTCCAACAACACAGTTTTGTTAGGTTCGTATCTTTTATAAACCTCTGGCACTCTGGAAAGATGTCATCTACGTCGATGAGCATCGATTCTTTTCCAGAACTCCCTTTTACAAGTCTCACAACAAACATGTGAGTACTTTATACTAGAAGGGTCTACAAGGATAGGTCGAAGAGACTCTATTTAACATACTTCATAATGAGAAAAGTAGTGCTAGCGCCGAGAGCAATGCCCCCCAGAACACTAACAGTGATTTTCCACCAGAGGGAATTCCTAGCTTTATCCATTTCATCGATAGCTTCCGTCTGGATCTTTCTTATGGTCTGGTCCTTCTCTTCTACGATACTAAGATATTTTTTTTCTTGTAAAACTAATTTGTCTTTCAAGAGTTTAATATCTATTTGGGCTAATTTTTTAGCCTCTTGAAGTTTGAATTCGCACTCAGTGGGGCAGAACTCTAACTTCTGGATAACGAAAAGCGCTGTGTCGTTATCCATACAGTGAAGGTCTTGTCGAAGTTTAAGCTTCGTTCCTTTCTTGTAGAACGTGATGTTCTGTGCAGAGCAGATCGTAGGAAAGATAAGAAGTAATATGAAAGCAACGAGCTTAGTCTTGAATAGCATTGTTCAACGCCTTGTTGATGGCCTCGCCATCTCCCCGGATTAGTTCTTGCTGTTTCTTTATTTTCTTTTTTTCTGTATCTATTTTTTCTTTTGTACGAGCAGACACAGCTTCTTTATCTTTTTCAGCAGCGGCCTCTAATTTACGGACTTCTTCTTTTGAAGAAGCCTCTATGTTTTTTATGTTAGTTCGTTCTTCGTCTTGAATTTCGTTTGTCTTTTTGACGAACGAAGCTATCGACATACGACCCGCAGTCAGTACCCAGACCACAAGCCCTGCTAAGAAAATCCACGGTAGATACCAATGTTTTTTCCACCACTTTAGACTAAAGATAGTCCTTCGCAGAAACGACCAGACTAACAACATAGTTACGCTGGAGGCGCATCGTCTGATGCGATGGCTTTCGCGGCTGCAAATTTAATACGGCTTCGAACTGCGGAGTGGATTTGAGTAGCAAAAGATCCACTAAACATACCCAGTAAGAAAGCAGCCCCTACCCCTAGAGAAACTTTTTTAGGCCCACCTGTAAGCCCCGAAACTACTTCAATAAGGCTTTCGCAAGACACTGCACTAAGTAGACCTCCAACTAACATAGGAAGTAAAAGCATAGTAGCTCTGCCGATACGAGTGGTCTGACGCCACGAAGCTCGGATTAATTGTTTTGAAAACGCAACAATGCCGTAAGTGACGCCACCCAGGATTACTAACGTTAACGCTAATGAAAGTACTGTATCAGTCATAGTCTTGTCCTAAGTTCCTAAGACGTCTCCGCCGCCGCCTGTACCCGCAGTTGTATCGGCTTTTACTATTAAGCCTCCAACAACGCCGTAATTAAAGTTTATTTGAATGCGATTTGCATCATCAACGGTCCCTGCACCGGTCATTGCGGGATACGGTGTGGTCCAATCAAATCGCCCTGCTCCAGCAACACTAGTTGCTGGAAAGACCAAAGAACAGTCTAATCCAAAAATACTACACTTAGTAGTAGCTCCTGTAGCAGATCCTACAGAAATTAAAAAACTGTTATGCTGCCAAGTAGACGCGGGAACTGTTTTAGATAAGTCGGGACGATAACGCAACTCGCCTGTAGTAAACGTAGTTGAAGCCCCTCCTCTGTAGTCTTCGGTAAGTCTGAAATAAAGGTCTTGAAGGTAGTTATGTTCTACTTTCCATAAATAGAAACAGTTGTCTTGATTAACGTGGAACCCTCCGGCTAACGTCCACAGATTGCCCGCAGGGGCCGCGCCAGCTTGTCCCCAACTTTCTAGTGCCGGATGCCAAAGTCTGACGCCCCCACTACCGGTGTTCCAATTTAAGGCAGTAGCTGGACCTACAGTACCACTTTGAGAGTTACGAACACTATTGCCATTGAATACAACTTGCATGTAACCTGCCCCCGTTTGGAGAGCAAGTGAGTCTGGATTCCAATCTCGTCCAAAACCTGTTGCAGGGTTAATGTCTACCGTGTTTCCAGTTCTGTAGTTGTAGAAAGAGTTGTTTTTAATGTTAATTGCAGACCCGCCAAAGTGGTCGCTGTAAACAGGAGAAGAGTCTGTATGATAAGGACATAACCACGACCACTTAATATAGAGTGGGGCTCTGTTGAAAGAGTTTCCACGAACGTTAATTTCCATAGGAAATTTTGAAACCCGAAATCCCATAATTTCTTGTGTATCTTTATTAGCAGGCGTAGAACCTAAACCTGCTTGTAAGATATCAAAGTTGTTGTTAACAACATTAACAATACTTCCTACATCAGGGTCGTCGCCCACGGCGTAATTTGGAAGCCCTGACTCCCCTCTAAAGCATCGACGTAAGTCAACACAAGCAACATAAGTTCCTGGCTGTGCCGAGTTAGCTGCCCCTAAGAAACTATACCTAGAGGTAGCAGCAGCAAAAGCTCGGGTAACTCCCCCGCCATTAACAAGGTTAAACGCGTGGGTTGTTAAATTAGTTCCAATATCGTTTCCGTATTGCTTGCTTCCTGCTTTTCCAGCACCTGCGTAGCCTAAAGTTTTATTGTTTAAGTTAATTGTGTTTCCAGAAACGTCAGCGGAATACCACTCCCAAAAATTAGAATACCCACCACCAAGATTAAAATTTCCTGCGGTTGCGGTGCCTATATAGTTAGCGTGTTGAACACTCACTAGCCCAAAATTAGCATCAAATAATTTAAAAGAATTATTTTTAAATTCTAACTTTGGCCGTATGTGTGGTCCTCCATCTAAGACGCCAGAGTTAGCAGCCTGAGTGGTGGACATACCGGTCATGTTGTTTTGACCCTCTGGATAAACTTGCGAAATGTAGACGCCGTTCTGAACACCTCGTGCAGATCGCCCATCTATTTCGTTTCCGCAAATCGATATAAGAGGGCCTTCGTTGTAAGTTAGCGAGCCTCCACCTGACAGAGAGTCGTGCTCTGCGCCTGCTAAACCTATTTGAAGGGCCGTAGATATTTTACTATCTTCTGTTGGTACACAGTGGTCCCAGATATTGTCTGCAATGTTAGTGCCGTTCTCTCCTACTAGAGCAAACAATACTGGAGAGATTTCATAATCACTTACGACCGCTGCCCCTGGAGCGGAGTGAGGTACACCATTAAGGTTATAGCAATCTTTAAAGATATTACCGTGGGCAATAACGCTTTGTCCTACAATAAATGCTAAGGCACCTGCGTTAGTGTCGGTAAGTATATTCGTAGGACTAAATGTTCGACGTCTTCCATCGTACTCACACCAAGTATGTTTGTTATTGGTGTAGTTAAAAGTCTTAACGACTAGTCTGTGATCGCTTGAAGAGTAAATGCTTTTGTGGTCTTTAACTAAAGATTGAAGCTTTCCATAAAATTTTACAGAAGCTGGCACAGCAGAAAAGTCGCAAGAATCTACAGATATGTTGCCCCAGTTTTCATTAATAACGGGGTCAAAAGTTAATAAAGTGGTTTGAGTATCTAAGTTACAGTCTTTAAACGAGATGGCGGCATTTGATTGTTGATCAAACGAACACCCTTGAACATTTAGAGTAGACCTGTAATCTTTTATTACAGATGAAAAGCCTTCTCCGGTGTCGCGCCAATACGGCAAGCCAACGTTTACCCCTACAGACCCTTTCATAAAAGAGCAGTTTGAAACTTTGGTTTTAAAATAGGTGTCTGGGTATACAAGGTTAGAAGGTTGCCTATAGTACCCAGCGTACGACGTATTAACGGCGGCGTTCCAAAAATTAGCAGTAGCTGTCCCAGCTAACCAAGTAGCGGTTCCATCTACGTATCCACTAAAACGAGCGTAATTATATCGGTGAGAATTAATTTCAGGACGTACAGTTATTGAAGTTTCACAGTTCCAAAAATTACACGAATCGACAGATACAAATCCTATTTGAGTAATAATTGCATATCTCATTGTGTGGAATTCACACCCAGATATTCCAATATTAAACGGTGAGCAGTTTACAATACCTGTCGAAGTAATGGGGTTAGCGACCACACTTCCGTCGTATGGAACACCCCACTTTCTTTTTCGCCAAGACTCAGGGTGGTTTGCGTTCGTTCCTGTTACGTCTCCTCGGAAATTACAACCTACGACGTTAACGTCTTGCCCTAGGTAGTTAGGGGTAAAATTAATCCACCCTCTTCCGTTAGCTGGGTAGCGAAGATCTGATTCATCTTGCCCGTATAAACGGCCTTCAAAAATGCAGTTGCTGATTAAGACTTCGCCATCAGCATCTTCTGTCCCGTCTTCATAATTGTCTAGTACGTTAGCGCTGGACGCTCTTGAAGAGAAGGTGATCCCCTCTAAAGGGGCCATATTGCCGCCGGCACTGGTTAAGCTGGTAGGATTAGCGTTTCTAAAAGTACAACCAGAAACTTCTACGAGACGACAACTTCTAAGAATTGCCGTACCTCCTCGATTAGAATCAAAGGTACACCCTTTAAAAGAAATATTTTTATTTAAATAATTAGTAAGAGCCTGTTCGGTAGAAACTATATAAATACCGTAAGTGGTATCGTAGCCGGTAGACCAGGCCCCGCGCCCTCCACCTATTACGTGGACGTTTTCTAGAGAGAAGTTATCGACTAATGATGCGGTTGCTGGAACATTTACTCGGGGGAGCCAGATTCCTGATTGAGGGTCGCCTGTTCCCCAAATATTAGGTTCTAAAGAGAAATCAAGTGGAGCGTTAGAAATAACGGGGTAACCGTCTCCTACGTCCCAAGTAGCACTTCCTTTACCGTCCCCAGTAGTCGTTTGGTCTGCGCTTTCTAACGTTAAGTCTTTAAACTTAATGTTTTTACAGACAATCTCTTCGTAACTGCTTAAGGGTGCTGTGGCGTATTCTCCGTAATAATCTCTGATTAAAAAGTAGTTAGGGGTAGACGTAGCGTTTGTTCCACTACCTAACAACTTAACTACAGTAGCGCCTTTTCCTTCCCCTGTGACTGTCGTGTTAGGGCCAATTAATATTGGCGTAGCGTCTGGGCACGGGACGTAGTAAGTGCCGCGTTTAATGTGAATATGCGCTCCGCGCTTTTTAGCGTACGCTAAAGCAAACGCAGCAATAATTCCGGTGCCGCCTGTAAAATCGCCGTGGGTATTGATCCCATCACCTACAGTAATGGTGGCGACCTTATTAACGGAAAAGCGCCGGTTTAAATCTTCTGCGTAAGAGTTAGTGAATTGGTCTACACGACCGTCGTAAACTTCTCCTAGAGACCCGGTGTATCGAGTATCTACAAACTGCTTACGTAGTGTGGGATCTTCGGTGTTGGGATAATTTACTTCTACTCGGTAAGATTTACCTGACTCCCATGTAGCAGGCCATGTATCTGTAACTAGTACGTGAGACCCTAATACGTCTGTAATGATGCGACGTTGTCCGTAGTTAGCCGCTACTGAAGAGTCAGTACCTTGGACGTAACTTCCTATAAGAGATTGAGAAAAATACTTTGTCGTATCTACGATGTATTGGGGCGACGACGTGTTTCGAATACCTAATGTGTACAGAACCCCTGTAGTAGAGGTTGACGACGTCACGGTAGTTTCACTTGCAGTGCTGTCTATGTCATACGGTAGTCCGTATTTAGACTCCTGTAAGATCGCACTTAAAGCTCTAAAGAAATCTTGTTGTTGTTTTAATCGGTTCTCTACTCGGTTAGCAGGAACAGATACACCCTTTTGCTGGCCGTAATTAGTCGAAGGGTAGTTTACTGTAGTGTCGCCGGTTGTGCTTGGATTTGTTAACAGTGCAGCAGACGCCCAATACCTATTGTTTCGGGTTGCAGTATATCGATCGCCTGTGAGAAGTCCGCCAACTGTGAACGGATTTGTAAGCTCACTTGTAGACGCGACATCGTCCGTAAACGAGAAAAACATAGGACGGCAATCGTACTTACTGCCTCCTGCAAGAAAATCTTCACCTACAGTAGTAAGGCGCACAACATCCCCTACGCGAGGGGCAGCAGTGTATTGAATAGCAGAGTCTATATTCTTGTCTGTTTTTACGTAGAGAATGTTATTTTCTCTGTCGTTATTTACGATTTGTAAGGTGTTGTCGCCGCCTGCGAAAGCTCGAACAACATTGGTTTCGGGGTCGTAAAGTTCAAACGTTCCTGCGTCTGGAAAAAGACGAGTATTAGCGCATCGAACATATCCAAGGGTATCGGTAGCGGCAGTACCTACAATAGGTTGTTCAATACATGTGGTACTCGCTAATTCTAAATCACTTGCTCCGAGATCGATTTCAGGCACTGCTATGTCAACGGGAATAATAGCAATAGGAATACGGAGTTTGTTAGGGTCTGTGGAATCTTCAAACCCTGTGGCGCTTACGTCTACTCTCCACGACTGCGCTTTTCGAGTAGGCACTGTTATAGTAAATTCTTTACCTTTTGGCTGAGGAACGTCATTAGACGCAGAATCTTTGATAGGACTGTTTTCATACGTTGGGTCCCAAAAAGCGCGTTGATCATTGTCGGCGTCTTGGAGAGTAAACTCTACAGTTACATAGTTTTTAAGAGCGCCATCTAAAAGAGGGACCGTTTGGGATGGGGTCTTAGGATTGTTTAAGAAGAGGTTGCCTTCTTCGTACGAAACGATCCTACCGCCTCGGTCTAAGGCTATACCGTTGTAAACGGTAATTTCCATATCCGTTTTTTCACTTGGGATCTCTACACGGAAACCCTCAAGTACAAAACCTCCTCGATACCCCCCACTTAATAACCGTTGTACATGCGCCCGTAGCGAATCTACAGTGAAGGTTCGCGTTCCGTATTGAAAGTCTTCTAAATCAATTCTTTCATTGGCCGAGAGATTTAGTTCTTTAGGCATATCAGCTTCCTAACTCAGTAACTTCAGTTTTACTTTCAATCCCAGCAGCACAGAATAAAGAGTTCAAGTCTAAAATCCCTGATTTGAATAAAAGATCTAAGTAACTAGAAGTTAAAAATGGTCTGTAGTCTCTTCCGTAACCTTGGGTAGCAAATTGGCCGGTACCAAAAACTACTGTAGATCCGGGCAAATGATCGTATTTTGAATAAAAAGGTTCTGACAACGTGAGAATCCTACCACTCCTAGACGAATACTCAACATATTCTTGGACGATACCATACTCCCTGTTTACCCCTGTAGATAAACTTGAAGTAGTGAGTGCAGGATAAGTTGTTCCATTAGTGTTGATTGGATTAGGTGCGTTTATACCGGTGTATACTCCGCCCGCAAGGTCAGATAAGTTAGAAAACTTAAAGTCTTTTGCAGGTATAATTGCAAGTTCATCACCAGCCGGCACTCCTGCTGAAAACGCCGGGAAGACTACAACTTGATCAAATCCGCTTATTCCTGGAGCAGTTTCAGTAATTTTTACTATCTGTCGTCGTTGTCCTAAGATAGGGCTACCTGGAGTAATACTTAAAAGAGAGTTACCCACTAAAGCTGTAGAAAGGGGTTTACTGTTAGTTAATCTAACTAAAGTCGTAGTGCTTCCTCCAACAGCTTCTACCGTAGGAAAAATACCGTTATGGGTAGTGCCTGTCGTTGATCCGAATTTTCCAAGAGTAAAAAAGTAATCTATTTCTGACTGACGCTCTTTATTATCAAAGGGAACTTTCTTTGCCAGAATTACAATAGGCGCTCCGTTAGGGGGAAGCGTTGACGCCGTATAGGCAGGCACGACTGTCAAAGTTGAATTAACAGGGTCTATATCTGTAATTGTTTGTGTACCTATCGTACCGAAGGTAGATACTGTTCCCCCAATAAACGATTTATATTTTTGTTTTAGAAAATTAAAATCAGATATTTTTATTTGAGACGAAACAGCAGGAGCAATTCCTGTAGCTTGGATGATCTGACAACGTACCCTAGTGTTTGCTAACGTAGGTGTAGGAAGTTTTAACCCCGCGTTTGGAACAACGTACATTCCACCTTTTAACTTAGTAGTAACGGTTGAGGGAGACTCATAACTTACTGGAGGGTGAACTCCTGCGGGGACAATGTTTACGTCATTTACCTGCTGAACATCACTTCCCGCTAGAGTAGAATCTGCCCCTAATCCAACATCTTGAACCTTATACGAATCAAATCCATAACCAAACGCTAGGTATAAGCCTCCAGCGGAGGAACCACTCGTAGAACTTGTGACTAGCTTAGTTACCTTAAGCTCTACTGACGTTCCTGGATTAAACGCGCCCTCTACCTTCTCTACAGCGTTAATAGTGCATCTACCGTAATTAGGACCAAGAGCATTTACACAAGTGGTGATCTGAAGGTCTTCCATCTGGTTACCCCCTCGATCTACAGTGATAATAAAATCACCTTGTGCAGGGTCTGGAAATAACTCCGGGTAATCTATCCAGCAATAACTGTCCCCAGGAACAAGAGCCGTAGCGTTCTGGGCACCTAAAACTCGGAACTCGTGTACGATGTCCTCTTCATAGAGAGGGTGCAGTAAAGGTACTATCCCAACCCCTGCATCACTCCCCACAACACCATTAATTTTTATTACTCTTCTATAATCTAAAGAGTCTGTAGGGCCTAAAATCTCAATATATTTTTCACTTAAATCCACCCCTATAGGAAGAGCAGCAGATTTAAGTATTCCTATTCCTACAGCAGGAGCAACAGATACTCCGTACGGAATAGTCGGAGGGGCTATAAGGCGACGAGGTCCAGGTAACTTATACGCTGCGGAAGCATCTTCAGCAGCAAAAGAAGAAAGTAAATTCTTTGTGTCGTAAGACGGTTGATCTGCCTCAGTGCCGTCATCGTTCAACAACCTATAAATATAACACCCTGGAAAGATAGACTTGTGACCGCCAGCATACGACTCTAAATTTACAGAGTTTAACGCTGCCGACTGAGCAGAGTTGGCGTTAGCTGAAATGTCTTTCTCTATGTTGTCAGAGATGTCCCCACTCTGAAGAAACGGTCGAATATCAAATTCGTCACCATCAGTTACTGTAGCGCTAAACGTATCGTCTTCCCCTACAAAAATAACTTTGTTGCCGATTCCTCCAACGGCAGCAATACTCCTACGCTCTCCTAACGGCGCACCTGCTCCGCCTTTTATGTAAATCTCATCATTTACAACGAACCTGGAAAGTTCGCCAGTCCCCCGCTTTCTAACATACGCAGTGCTTGCAGGATAATTAGCGTCGGTAAGAGTCTCCATTGTTTGAAATTTGATAATATCAGATTCGGCCCGGTAGCTGGGGTGGGCGTAAATATAATTTACTAATGCATTTGCAGGAACTGCATACGAGTTCTTGAAAGGAAAACTGGTATCAAGCCTTACAGGGTCGGGTACAATACTTTCCCCAGCAACGTGTTCATAGTCCAAAGCAGCAACAGTTATTGTGTAGTTTCCTGCAAACGGGTTACCTGCCGCAATTAACACCGAATCGCCGCCCCCAACTGTTCTTGTTTCTACAAAAGGAGCCTTCCCCGCGTACTTACCGTTCCACTGCCCTAAAACAACAGTCATTCCTGCAAGATCAATACTGGAGATAAATGTAGTTGCTCCAGGAGCTACGTTTTGAAGAACTGTTCCGTAATAGTGACGGTTAATAGTTGTAACTAATTTCTCTTCTTTAGCGTTTCCATCATCAATAAAGATTGGCCGAAAAATTAAATTAGGACTTTTAATAGTTTTGTCCCCAACCGCGTTTCCTAACAACCTGACAAAGTTGCTGTTAGTTAGCATGAAGAAAGACTGCCCTGCCGCCACTGCTGCTTGAAGAGGAGCATCTGGAAGATAAGTAAAGTTTGTAGGAACACCACCTACTACATCGTCTCCGCGCACCTGACCGATTTGACCCCCCGCCCCGACATCGCTAGAGGCGTTTACTAAATGTGCTGGGGTTTTTTCATGGAGATACCAGGCGTCCTTAATCTCAAGAGAGGGGATACAACCACCCTCAATAGCCAGTGTAAATTCTCCCGTAGCGCGGGTTTCTATAATGTCCCAATTGCAGCTTTTTATTAAAACTTGTGCAGGCTCAACACTCATTCCAAAATTATGTTTTTTGGTTACGAACGTTGTTCCGCTGTCGCTGTTTGCGATACGCAATCGATTAGTAGCTAACGTATTTTGGTCAATCCAAACTACCTCTTCTTGGGTAGTGCCTCGATCCAATATTACTGAGAAGTTAGCCGCAGGAAACATAGAAGAGTCTGCTAGGTATAAAAACCTATCTGTTCCGGGCTTGTATAACTTTCGCACACGGTAAGTACATCCGATCGTAGTAAGTCCTGTGAAATCAGGAGATACGTTAGCCGTGGTCCCTCCGCCACCAATAGTAGTGATCGTCCTTCTCTCTCCAACCGCAGGACCACCTGTAACAGTTGTTACAATCTCTAGCTCATCCCCATAAGACGCGTTTGCGTTTTCAGCAACAAACGGAGTGTTGACGGTATCTACAATAGAGCCTGGAGTAGACCCCGCACTAACGGCAGCAACAGTCGTCCCGGTACCGTTAAGGGCAAAATATGCCCCTGTAGAGTGGTCTTCTTTTGTAAAGACCTCTACAGTTTCTCCTTTGTCGTGATCAAACTTAAGCAGAGAAGTTTCGTTAAGAGCGTCATTAGGATTTAACGCCAAGTTAATCGTAGTACCTGCCCGAGAAAGAACCTCAATTGTTTCTTCGTTATTGTGGCCTCGGTTGATAACAATACTAAAAGGCTCTTTAGACCCTGAAACATAAGGCTTTAATAACTTTAAGAAGTCTACAGTGTAATCGACTAAACGAGTTGCACTTAAAATCTTTCCCTTCTTACTTAAGAAATGTCCTCGACCACCACTAAGTTCAGTACTGCCTGGAGCAGTAACGATGTACTTAAATTCTGCCTCTAAGGGAGCGCCCGGAACAGGAAGGCCACCACCGCCAATAGTAAGTTCGTGCTTGCTAACCGCTGTAATGTTTCCTGCACCCGCAGGGGTCACAGGAGGAACTGTCAAAATTGTGATGTTATCGCCTGCTTGGATGGTAGGGACCATTGCAGGGCTTGTAGGGAAATTAGTAGAATCTTTAATTTCGATACTTAAAGCGCCCGTCTTTACAGAAGCGTTTAATACGCTTGATCGTATACGAACAAACTGATTGTGAGTAACTGTCGGAGCTTTTCCTCCAGAAGTCTCTAACTTAAGAATCCCCGACCGCTTGCCGTCGTAGAATTGGTAAGTAAAACTTTCCTCTTTATACGGTGCAATAGCGTTTTTATTAAACGTCAACTTCCCGTACTGAGGAATATCAGCATTTATTTTAGTAATAAAGTCATACGGGTGCGTGTTTACAAACGACACCGTAACGTCTACTAGAGCCTGTCTTCCATCAGACAGTTCCACAAGATTTCCGTAACCACTAGTGGTCCCGTCTATTTTGTAGGAAACATTTAATTCAGGAACTGTAAACGTTGCTGCGGGGAAAATAAGGTGGTGGGTAAGGACTTCACTGACCGTGTAATTACCCGCACTAGCAGATGGCGGATTAATCGTCAGCGTATCGCCTTTTGAAATCTGCGTATAAGTAGTTCTAGATAGCGTAGTTACTTGTGAAGTGATCGGCCCAAGAAGAAGCTCCATAAAACTGGCTACAGCAGAACGTGTGTGCTTGTGTCCGTACGCCAGTACCTTTACAGAAGCTCTCCACAAGTCATCGTTTGAAAAAATAGCAGGTGGTCTAGGAACACCAAGGTCTATAGCCAAGTCTGTAAGCTGTTTGCCATCAGCCGTATCTAGCATGATGTTCTCGTAAAGAGAACGCATGGCGCTTTGTAACTGAGCGCCCATTTCCGAACTTAGAAAAGTTTGTACACCAGGAGGTAACGTGTTCTGGCCCATTAATAATCTCCGCTCTTACGCTCATCTTCTATACCAAGAGCAGCAAATATCTGCCAAATAGATATTACTTTCTGATCGTCTTCGGCCCCAGAATTAATTCTAGTTTTATACATTCTGGGTAACTTTTCTATCATACTATCTACTTTAGTTTTTCGGGCTAAAAGAGTAGAGTGTCCTGTTGATGTAAGGCCTTGCTTAAAGATGTCGAGAATTGCAGAAGAGCCTACAACCTCGTACATAGCCCCTCTACGAAGAGGGCTGACTTCTAGTATAACAGTTTTAGGTAAGAACGTCTTTTCCACTAAAACTGCTTGTACGTCGATAGCTTGTCCTGAGACAAAACCTCCTGAGACGGGCAATACGCTCCAGCTTGCGGTATCGTACAACGCTCCATTAAGCGTAGGGTTAGGGAGCATGTGATTATTGAATCTGACTACGATGTGTCGCTCATCGATAATCTCGATTCCAGATATTGAATTACACGCTTGTGTAGAAAAGGAACAGTCTCCGATACTGACTGTTTCCCCTTTAGCGTTACAGAAAGTTCCACTGACCGTTACGGTGCTACCGCATATAAAAGACGTACAACACATTTTAAATGTGTAGCAGGTCTGTCCGGTAGTGGTGTCTGTAGCAATAGTAACGCTACTACAGGCTTGATTACACGGAGCCTTAAACCCGGTATTAAGGTTTCCTGTGTTAAGGCCGGTACCGTCGTAGACTAGAGTACCATTGACGTAGATGCGGATGCAGTCGATACCCATTCCCGAGCAACCGTCGTCACAGACGGTGATAACGATCGGGGTGTTGATATTAACGTTCGTAGAGCCGCACGCAGGCTTGATCGAGGATATAAAGGGAGCCACTTGATCCCCTCCGCCCCAAGGGTCATCACCCCATTCTGATAGTCCCCAGCCAAGACACGCCATCCCTTATCACCTATTAATACCCGTAAGTCTTTTTCGTCGTATTGGAAATAGATCCACCCATTAACCCTGAACGGTCTGCGTTATATTGGGGCAAGAGTGCAATCTCTACTGTCAAGTGTATTAGAGGTAACACCTCAGAACCTGAGACGTTCCTGACCATGCACACTAACTGCCATTGAGACCCAGCTAAATTAGTTGGGATAAGCCCTTTGTAATCTTTTGGAAGAATAACTTTAGGTAAGTATTCGGCCTGAGTACCCGTCCCGCCAGGGGCATTATTCATTTGTGTAGCATTCCAACGCACTGCGCCGTTAGCGTCTGGGTACACAGTAAGAGGGAACCCTTGTACTCCAGGATACACTATAGTGCGGGCCATACCTGTCGCACCGCTATGAGCAGTTCCCATGATCGAATCTTGGATACTTGCCGTACCTGCGGTTGCGGTTGCATCCCCTGTTGCAGTAGGAATTTCTAGAATGCCAAAATCTAAAGCAATCTGAGCCGTACCTGATTCTCCGCCTTTTAATGGCGAAAGAACGTTTGCACCTGTCGGTTGTCCGCAATACCCGTAGATGTCCGTGATGGCAAAGCTGTAGGGGATGTATTGTCCGAAGTATACGCCCGTCAGTCCTCGCGCAGACAGGTCGATTCCTTCGGTTCCTGGGACAGTTAAATAAGCTGCTGCTGAACCGGCAATTCCAGACCCTCCAACTAGCCACGCAGGTGGTGATACAAACTTCCAAGAAAATCGTTGAATGGACAGGTTCGTTGTCCGTTTTCCGTCGTAACGGGGGTATCCGGGAACGTATACAGGTCCTCTGCCGGCAGCGCGTGCGGTAACGTAATTCTCGTTCACGTTAATCAGATTGACGCCACCTAATGATGTCTTATTTGATTTATCACTACGTACCGTCGCACTTAACACTGTAAGGTCGTATGATTGTGAGTCTGTTCGGGTAAGAGTCCACCGAACCGTACCTTTGTTGCTTCCAGAACTAAGGCTTGGGTTTTCATAAGTTCCGGCGGGGGTGTTCTGATTTGACCAGAATACGTCTGCTGGAGCATAAAAACTAAACTTGTGAAACCTTACTTCTCCGGCAGCAACTGCGGTAGAGTTATCTACTTCGTACGTCTGTATATCTACCGAAGCTGCGGGCATTAGGTCGCCACAGTCTGAATAGTTAGCGCTGAGTTTTAATTTAAGCGTACCGCCGTTGTCTTCAGCGCCTACGATTACGTCTATAATAACCCCGGATTTGTCGTCGTATCGAGCATCAAATGCCGTTGTAAACACAACAGTAGGGTCTGTACCTCTGAGAAGTGCTCCGGCGATATCCCCGTATGAATTTTTTGTTAACGCTCCTGTAGTGGTAGAAACCATTGCAGTACCGAGAACGTGTTGTTCGTAGATAGCCTCTGGGGTATTTGGGTTTTGATACGCTGCATCGTTATTGTCTGTTAATTGGTGAAGACCAACGTTAGACATGAGGTAGAAAACTTCTGCCCCATTAATGTTTGCAGACGCGCCTCCAGAGCTAACTCCTCCAGAGACGTCTCGCTCTACTTTAAACCACCATCCAATAACGTTGTCATTGCTGGGAGGATTAAAGGTTTGCGTATGCCGAGTGTTAGCAACCTCTCCAGAGGCTGCTGTAAACACGGGCGTCCAAGAATTTGTAGCGCCGTTGACTAGAAGAGGAGCGGCAGCCGATATGGAGTTTGTACAGACAGTAGTAGCGGTTACTTCTTTAACGTAGAATTTAAGAGTTAAAGTATCTCCCGAGGCAGTTCCTGCTGCTCCTGAAAATTTTCCATCTATCAGTAGGGCATAACTTGAAGCTATTGCTGCACCGGGAGTAGGTGCCCGAGAGTCCCTAGGGATAAACCCTACAATATCGTTTAACGTACTACTTCGGGCGCTACTATTTTCCACGCCTCGCAAGTCAACGTCTACACCTGCGGGAGGTCCAGCGTTGACTGTTGCGCCTTCGTCAACAATATCAAATGCCCCAGCATCGTTTAAAAACGCGTACGCAGGCCAGCAGGCTTCGAAATAGCTGTGCCGGTCTGGAGCTTGAGATCTCTTGTCGGATTCTAAAACTACATGCGTAACATAAAAATCAGTACCACTGCCGTCAGTACGTTCAATTACAGCATCAACTGTAAGGATTCTATTTTTAAAGTTTCCTGAAACCGGGAACGTAGTTGTTACTTCTTTTGAGTGTCCTGGATTAATAAAACTTAAAGAAGGTACTCCAGTAGAACCTACTTTGTTTCCTGCCGCACTTGGAACCGTGTTGTTGTCGTAGATGGGTACGTCAAAGCACAGTTCTTTAAATTGGGTAGCCACCCCAGCATTCGTATTTGTAATCGACACTTCTGGCAGATTTAGAAGGTACGTCCAGAACGGATAGTCTGGAGTTTCGTTTGTAGTAGGGAGCATGACTGTCCCATCAATAAGCGACTTTACATTAAAGCGTAGCTTTGTCTTGAGTGTTAATATCGATACGTTATTACCTTTAGTGTACCCGTAAATCTTGACTCGCGTAGGGTTATCATAGATCTCATTACCGGTAGCGACTCCGTGTGTCGCGTAATCGAGTCGGTAGTCGTAATTAAACGTTCCGTACAAAGGTGTAGCAGGAACAAGAGGCGCACCAGGCCAGGGCATTCCTGCGCTGCGAGCCCCAGCTAACGCTGTTCCTGGGACAGTAGCCGATAGTGCAGTACCTGGAAGTTTACACTCGTAAAGGTCTACTTCAACGATGGGGTCGTCGGCCCCAGAGCCGGCTACTTTAACCGTAGTAGCCTCGTTATCAACTGTTAGAGTGACAGCGCTATCTTGAATGCTGAGGCTGCTCTTGTTACGAGACCTTCCTACAGAAGCTAGAGGAGACGTACCTGGAGTAGTTATTAGTCCAGAGTTAAGCCCTTGATCACTTAAGCCACCTATTGTGGAGTCTAAGAAACCTGTCTGTTTGTGGAAGCCCACAACAACCGTTCTAACGGAAGCTGCATCAGTAACGAGGTGACCTACAGGGATAATAAAGTTTCCTGCATTATAGGAGGTATTAGACGAAGCGTCCATCCACTGATCGTTTCCTGCAACTTCACTAAACAAAACAGCCTTACCTACGTTAGCTGTTCCTGTTCGAGAAGACCCTACATAAACATCTTGGTACCTAACTGAGTTAGCGGCAGTACTAAGGTTTGTAGTAGCGGGACCATAAACCACAAAATGTCCTACAGCACTGGAGGCTACAGCCTGTACTGCTACTCCAATAATACCGTGTTTTTTGTAAACAGAGACGGCAACGTTATTGGGGTTTGAGTCCCCAATGTAGGCGTTCATTTTGTTTGTGGCTACGTCGTAGTAGAGCATACAGACCTGTCCTGCTGTAATGCCCCCAGATTCTTTATTGGTAGCTATCATTTCGATAGCTCCAGTAAGTTCTCCAGCTACTTGTGCCGCTTCACTACTACCTACGCGCAGTCCTCTAAAGTCTCCCAAGCCCACAAATCGGAAACTTTGATCGTCCGTGACTGCGGAAATACCTCCCAGGTACTCCCTCGGAAGAGAAAGAACTCTAGCTCCCAGTGCTTGCGTAAGCACCATACATGCCGGAACGACGTATTTAGGTGTAGCTGCCGCCCCTAGTGCAAACCGGTCAGTTCCTCGTTGAAGGATACCTTTAGTGTTAGAGAGGTAGAGAATCTCCCCTACTACTTTTGAGACGGTTTGAGTGTCAATGATCCCATTTTCTGAATCTACAATACCAGAACGAGATACCCAAATAAGGCTCTGGTTAGGGATAGTAGCTGTGTTCCCATCGACTCCCGACTTAACAATACCGATATACTCGTAGTTAGTGGTGCCGTCAGCCAGCACAACAGTAGGTACGTGTTCCCCTGTTGTGTGATTGATTTGGGTAGTTCCAGAAATAGCTACGGCTGCACCGGCTTTAAGGGTTCCTCCCCACGGAGCACCGGCAATGCCTCCAGCATCATTAAAGTAGCATACCTGCACGCCGCCTGTAGTAGCTAAGTCTTCAATGACTGCCATAGCGGAGTTTCGATCTTTTGCCCAACCTTGCCCACTAGGAGAGCCTCCAGGGTACGCGTGATTAGTCGTATCCTGATCAGACTCAGTTGTTTCCCCCGCAGCCGGGATACGCATTCGCGTCTTTACGTTTAAAGTAGATACAACAAAATCTATCGACTCACTGGTATCTGTACGCGTACACCGAAAAAACCAAGTACCTTGAATATCCGGTAGGAAATTAGGACTAGGACCCCCGCCCGACGCCAGCGGGTTAACTCCTGCTAAAGAACCTCCGTTAGCGGTAGTAAACCAAGCAGAATTCTTAGTTGTCCCGGCAGGAGCGTTAAGCAGTTCCCAAGTAACGTTTCCGGCAGGGATACTAGAGGTCATACCTGCGTTAGAGAATGCTTGGATAATAACATTACCGGCACTTGCCCCGTTATCAAACGGGACTCCGAGGTTACTACCGCTCCATGTCTGTGCGGGAGCACTCCCGCTAGTAAGCTTTACATAAATAGCCATTAACTAGCTCCTAAACAACAAGAATGTTGTCAGCATACGCTGCGCTATCCCCATTAATCGTAACATCAGCTTGTGGGGTAAGGACGTGCACATTTGTGACACCTGAAACACCCATGACTCGCTCGATTATCTCTGCCAGGATAACGCTTTCCCCTATACCGAGGTTATTAACATAAGATATAACAAGCTGTTTTGCTAAAAATCCTGACGTATCGAGGTCTGTAAGACTAGAGTCGATAGTTATATTTAGAGTAACGTCTACTGGCGTCCTCTTGGATGGTCTGACTAAGACTTTTACCCCAGCAGACCGAACCCCTGGGTAATTAACGATATCGTTTAAGTTACCGTCAACTACAGTCTGGGCCTCTTTTAACAAATTAGTATAATTTTCATATATAGCGTATAATCCGCTACCAGCTACGGGTATTTTTCCCTCTAGAAACTCTATCTGGCCTGTAGCTTCGTTGAGTATGAAGTCTTCCGACCCTGTACTGCACGCCCCAGAATCTAACTTTGTTTGTAAAGTCGCGTTTCCAAGCTCACTCCCCGTCACTACGTATAGTTTGAGGAGGTCATCTCCTACAGGAAACTTATCTAATTGATAATATTTCCTTCCTTCTTCGGTGCTGATGGAGATTGCTTCACATAAAGACACAACATCCCCTATGACCAAGATTGGCATTTGAGGAGCGGCGGGGATTTCCTGAAGCTGGGGGGGACTTTGATTAAGGTTCCCGTACCGAGTCACAAAAGGATCTTTTCCTTCAGTTGCTGGGTGTATAATGATGTACGACTGGTTAGAGATTGTAGTAGCTACAAACCCGGTAAGGCTTGCTAGGTCTATAACGGTTCCACCTACAGCAGGTTTAGCAACAGCTACAGAATCTTCTGCAAACCTTTCTTCACTGTTAGCGATACCTGAGGAACTTGAGTCGTCGATATATGCGTACACTAACTCTGCGTCAAAATCTTCTACGACGTGTGCTCTCGTAACAATAGAGTTAGTGGCGGCGTTTGTTGTAACAAGCAATTTACTGAGAATAGCTGTAACGGTACCGGAGGATAATCCAGCAACGTGTTCTCGTATTCGAGTTCTGAACTCTTCATCAAGTTCTGCGTCTCGTCCTCCTGAGATAGATTTCAGGTTTACAACCGAAGCCCCTGCGTAAGGAGATCCACCTATAATTTGGTTTGCTCTTCTGGCGGGTATATTGCTTGAAGTTCCGACAGTGTTACTTCTGACGTTTACCGGGTTACTGGTAAAATAACCGTTCTGGTGGAGGCCCACTTCTGTAGTGATGCACTCGATTTCAAAAGTAATGTTTGTGGGCTCTGCGCGGATCGTAACGCCAGTCGGAATAGTCCTGTCAGCGGTAGAGGGGTCATAGAGGCAAACTAAGCTACCTAGGTTGTCGATTTCATCAGCACCTACGGAGGCTGCTACGTGACTATAGGTAGTTGTATTTAACGGCGCGGCTGCACCTGGGTTAATTGTTAACTCTCCGGTAGTCGCATCAACTGCGTTAATCGCTACTTGCTCTACGTTAGTGCTTTCTCCTAGTTGAACTATAAAAGGTGCTGCTCCAAAAATGGAGGCATCTTCTACGAAGAGAGAGGTTGCTCCTACTTCAACATTACTTACTAAAAAAGATCGTTGAAGATTAGTATCTAAGAAAACAACCTGACCTGCTGAATTGGTAGCAGGGCGTCTAGTAACTCCGTACTGAGCAGCCCGGTCGTCTAAGGCAGTTCCTTCAGCGCCGTCCAAGAAAAAGGCGTTAAGGATACTGTACATCTGGTAGTACTGATTAGCGTCCTCGATAGACATCGTTTCGAGGATTGTCCGAATTACACTACCCACATTAAAGTCAGATATATTTGTATTCAGATACAAATAGTTTATTGCATCTCTTAATATCTGTTCAGATGTCTTGGGGGTAAAAACCGCCATACTACCCTACCATCGTAAATGACACCGGGACGTAAGGGACGTGGCCTATTACATGTACTTTCGTCTTCACGCTTGCGATGTCGCCTGAGATATTTACTCTAGTGTCTACTAGCTCTTTAATCCTACCATCACTTAACATAGTATCATTTAAAGATAAATATAGATTGAAATTTAAGTTCCTGTTTCCTTTATGTCCTACCACAAAGACTATTCCAAATTCTGGGTGAGGCGCTAGTTCTCCGCGCTCAGTATTTAACTTAATATCGATAGCCTGTATAATATTATCTCGCCCGCCCACGAGGTCTAAATCTCCGGTAGGGCTAATTGTTAGGTTGAATTCTGACACACCTGTCGTAGCTTGGGTACTTTTATTAAGTCTTAAGTCTCTTCCTAGTGATTCTTCGTAAAGACTTAAAGAAGTCTTAAGAGGATTAATCTTAGTGTTGATGTCTCCAGACACCAGTTCTTTCGGGAAAGGTAAATAAATTATATCCCCTTGAGTTAAAAACTTAGTAAACGCTCCTACGTAGACAGGTGTATCTGTTATAAAAGGGGGTTCTAGTCCGTTATACTCTGCTACCGCAGCAACAGCGCTGTCGTCTCCTAGTGAATTAAAGACAAGGTCAGCGAGGGTTGTCTCTTTAGGAATTTTAACAGGACGCCACTCAGAGTCTGAGTAATCTGCTCCGGTGTTAGGGTGTGATAGTTTTTTCTTATCAACGCTCGGTGATCCTGGAGCTTTGGTAGAGCTAACTATGTCTGCTATGTTCTCTGGTTGGCCAATGGCCGTCATTGCCCACGTAAGTTCATCTGTAGCTTGAAACAGTTCAAGGAACTTTTCATTGTTTGCTGTCCAGTTGTCAGCCCATGCATCATAATCTGTGTCCCAGATTGCCTCTTGATTCTTAACAAGATCGCTGATGCTTTTTTTAAGACCTTGAACAAGGGGGTACGCAGCCGCTACTAAGACTGTAGGTATTTGAGCTATGGCCGCTACGTTCATAGCCACACCAGTTGCTGCCCTGTCAATAGAGTCTACTTGGTCAAGCACTTGTCTAGTAAGGTTTTGCACGTCCCCGACTACATCATTCCCTAGTCCAGGAATGAGGCCTCCTACGATACTATTTATCATTGCAGCACTTCGTCGAAGTGTAGCTATCTGAAAGTGTATGCTTGTAGGGTCTGGGTTAATCGTGTTTACGACAGTAGAAAAACTTACTTTTTGAGTGAGCGTTCCAGAAATTGAATAGTCGTACGTAAACGGAGACGCAGCATCTCGCATCGTAGAGAAGTTTGTCGGTTCAAAGAACCAAGCCTCTTGCTCTTTATTGTTATACCAAACTAAATATACTTTATAAGAAAGGCTTTTATCTTTTTTTAGATCCGCATAATTACGAAAAAGATTTCGTAACTTTAAAAGATTTAAAAACCCTGTAGGCTCCCCTGGTTGGTGAGGAATGATATTGTTATTGTTATCCCCTGGTATCCCGACCATTGCAGGTCGGTACCCTGTAGTACCTGCTATAGTTAGCGTACGAAGAACAATACCTTGTGATTCAACATAAACCCCGCCACCTTGTGTGGGCATGATGTGTGTTGCAAAGGGTTCGCTAAGGTTAAGGGCTTTGGGGTGAAGGTTAAAGAAGTAACTATTGGCCCCTGCTAGTTCGTCGTTACCTAATATAAACGAGTCTAGGTTAGACGAAAGCAGGTTGTTTACTTTAGCGGGGAACCATCCACCCCCAATTATACCTTTAGTGAACCGTAGAATACTAAAACCATACAGGTTTTCATTCTCACTAAATTCTGTAGTTCTTCCGCCCTTAATACTTTCTAAGGCGATTCCTTCGTGGGTGGTGAATATTTGAGTAGCAGATCGTTTCTCAAATATTTCTGAGGCTTTAGGGGTAAAAGCGTCTACCGCCCAGCCACCGGCCTCTGCTGCCCAATTATTAACTCGGCCAAAAACATCAGCTTTACCTTCTGAAAAAGTAGCAATTTTTCCACCAGTTACACTTGTTGGAGCAGACATTTATTAAGCCTCAGATATCTTTTTGTCTATGCAACTATTAGCAGATTGCTCGATACTTCCTCCAGTTAAATTATTTACTTCTGAATAATCTTCACTAGCTGCTCCTTCGGCAAGCGCGGTGGATAGTTCAATACTTTTCTGTTCTGTTGGAGATAGGAACGGTATACCTTCTATTAAATCCCCTATCTCATCCCCTAAAGACTTCATTTGTTCTTGACGAGACGATATTGCGTCTCCGTCATAGTAAAGTGATAGAGGGTCTGTTAGGTCGTCATTGGTATACCAGTACCCTGAATTTTTGACAGGAGGTCCTGGAGGGTCGAGGGAAGGATCTGGTTGGTTTCCAACAATAGTTGGATTGTTTTCGCGGTTAGGATTTACCGGAATTGCGTTAGCATTTTCTTCTGTAGGATTAAGTCTGTAAACTTCCCAAGAAGTTTTGATGTCCTCTTCGATAGATTTCAGTGTGTCTACCTCTGAAGATAGTGTCGCTACTTCTCCAGAAGCCCCTCCTGTTCCATCCTCCCCGACAACGTCTTCCATGTTAGCTCCGCTAGGGAGATTAACATCCTTCATCTCTGAATCAGGAGACGAAAGAAGCGTTTGAGTTACTAGTCCAAGAACTTTTGGAAGCGCCTCTCCAATTATAATAGCAAAGGGCTGTCCTCCTGGAACCAACTCCAGAGCTTTTTCTGCGGTCTTTAGTCCTCCAGAGACTCCAGACAACATAGCGGCGCTACTCTCTTCAGAGGTAAGCCCCGTGACTGTGTCAGATGCCGCTTCTGCGGTACATGAATTCTTAAAGTCTTCAAGAGTTTCAGGAGAGATAGATTCTCCGAGTTGATCTTTAATACCGTTTTCGTCAAAACCTACATCGCTAGCATTACCTTTTCCTGCTATGTAGCAGTAATCGCTGCCTGTAGTTATTTGACCTGTTTGGTATGTCGGAACGGGATTATTAGATACAAAATTGCTTAATATTTCTCCTGCCGCTGCTGCACCAGGGTCGATAGATTTTGTGAGAAGTTTTCCAGCAGAATTAATAGCCACACTCATCTGCTTAATATATTCAAACAGGTCTCCACTATCTCCAGAAGTAATCTTTACTCGATCGTACTTTCTAGCCGCAGGTCGAAGACTTCCCCTCGGTCCTTGAATGTCTACTCGTGTGAGTTTACCGTCGTCGTCTTTAGATTCTCTCTTGCTGTAGATTTTAACAGACTGAAGTGTGGAAAACATCTCCACGTCTTTACTAGCCTGAAGAACTGCTGTCCCCTCAGGTAAAGACCCTGCCGACTCGTTTTCGTTTGGATAGCCTGCTGCAACATAAATGTTATTGCGCGTAACAACTGTGATAGCTCCGTCGTTTCCAGACGCAGGCTTTCTTACGTAATTTCCACTCTCAGAATCACTGATCACCCGCTCATTCGCACCACGAGCATCAAGAAGTAAGTCTCCCTCTGAATCAATTAAAATCTCAGTACCACTAATACGTGCGTACGCGCTCCCGCCGTCTGCTACACTAGGGGGGTCTTGAGTATTGAGAGGGTTTGGCCAAATGCTAGTTATGACAGGGTTTAACCAACTACCCCCAATGAACTGAACCAGACAATAATCACCATCTTCAGTCCCTCGGTAGCCAAGTACTCCTGTATTAGTAGTGGCCGTTGGAACCACATACCCGTAGTTGTGTACTCCACCAAATCCGATACAAACAGGAACTTTCTCTATAAATTGGCCACTGTTTCTACGACCTTGAGGGCCGGACACAATCTTAACTCTTGCCTCTATCCGAGCGCCCTTGGTGCGTGTGACGGCAACAGATTTTTGATAATAAGTCTCTTCAGTGTTAGCTAAAATTTCATTAAAAGAGACGTTAGAATCTTTGTGGTTTTTAGAAGAATTAGATTCGTTACTAGGGTCGTCAGCGTAATAAACAGCGTCGATGACGCCTAAGATCGGGTAATAGATTTCATCGACAGTTTTGTTTCCCGAAGAAATTAATCGAGAAGCGGCCACTTGTTCGTTGTCCTCGTCCACTACCCCGTGTGTCGCCCAAGGACCCCCTTCAATACTATCTTCTTCTGTGTCGCTAAATCGGCTCATTATTTCTCTTTCTTAGAAGGAAGATCGTCTTTCGGATTTTTACTCCTAGACTTTACATTTAGCTGACGACCAACGCCGTCGCTGCCTGTAAACGTGCCTGGAGTACTTAGTTTTACATCCGTACCGCCTCGTTTAAACTCAGACACCTTAAATATCTTCCCTAGATTTTGTCTCTCGCTTTTATGTGGAGGCCCACTTGAAGAAGGTCTGTAGTAATCTAAAGCATTTTCTAGGTTCATAGGTTGGCCGTGAGACACAGAAACCTGAGTTTCTAGTCGTCCTGGGTAAGTCCACGAATGCGCTACCTGTTCTACATAAAATGACATGTTAGTGTCGGGTCTATCTATTCGGTATCCGGGTCTTAAACCCGGCATGCCTCGTAAAGTCATGCTGCCGCCAAGCAACTCATGGTTATGTTGGTTCCAGATATCTTGGCACACAGCCCATCTTAGTAAGATATTCTTTTCAAAAAGGTGCTCGGAGTTCCCCGTAAGTAACGACTGTACGAAGTCAGTTGTCTGAGAAAATACTCGAACACCAAATCTGTACACAGATATAGGAGTAACAATTGGCATGACGACACCCAAGAAAAGTCGTTGGGCTTCAAAACCTCCTATAGTTTTTCCAAAGTATTCTAAAAAATTAACAACCCCAAAATCTCCTCTTGTATAATTTTCTGATAAAATATCGGTTGGAAAGATACTCATGTAATCTAGAACGTGCCAGTCAAGGTCATTGACGTCTGCGGCTTCTTTATTTTCTTTTTCAACAATAGCCGCACGACTTTTAAATTCTTCAGCAATACTCTTTATGTCACTGCCTGGAGCCACAGCTACGCGCTTGATCTCTTTTTCAGCTTTAGTAGTTCCTGTTACGTTCCCTGAACCGATATCTTTCGCCGTGCGGGTAGTGTAGGCCATTCCTTCTCCGTCCGCTGCTTCAAAAGCAAAAAACTTACTCGTACTAGTTGAGGTGTCATCTATAGAGGCTAAAACTCCTAAGACGTATTGTGTCCTAGACATGTCTAGTTCTTTTAAGATTCTGTTGTTATCTGGAGATCTAAATATAGGACGAGGCAAAGTAACAGTAGACGTCAACGCTGCTTTAGCTAATTGCGTAGATACCTTGGCTCCTCTTAATTGGATCTCATATATTTGATCTTCCGTTACTGTTGCAGATGTTGCTTCGCTGAAAAGTTCAACTAACGCTTTGTTATTGTTAACCCCTTCTTTCTCTGCCCTCTCTGCAATTTCTTCTATTTTTTTAGCCCAACGCTCTAAAATTTTTTTACCACCAACAAGTTTTGCAGATTTCTTTTTGGTAGGAGGGGTCACTCGCTTTAATTGAATTGTTTCGAACTTACCCTGTAACGCCTTATTCACGCCTGAGTTTTTTAATAGCAAGTCAATAGCCGCTTCGCGCTCCTTCATACCGGAACCCATGCTAGTAGCGTCAATAGCAGTAGCTCCTCCTACGCCCAGTGCTCCTCCACTATTGACTACAAGTTGGTCAAAGCCTGATTTTCCAGCTTTCGATTGGTACCCTCCAACGACTAAGTGCTCAGATACATCTGCCTTTCCTATATCCTCCTTAGCCCCTGGAACTTTATAATTAGTAAACGGTTTTCTACGTAAGACCACCGCAGGAACCATAGGAATAGCTCCTTTTAGAGGCACACCTAGTCCGTCTTTTTCTTTTGCTTCAAACTCAGGAGAGGGTCTAAGGTCAAAGATTAACTCGTTCATAGACGAGTTTGCTCCTACCTCTAGGGCAGAGTATAAAGAGCCTGCAAAATTAAGAACTGCAAGATTAGCCCAATAACCTTTAACGTTTTCCATGTAGTCTAAACACATGATATTGAACATGGTTTTGACTTTTCTATTGTTTTCCGAGGAGTCAAAAGCCTGAGCATATTGATTAGCTTTGGGAAAAGAATCAGGGGCATTAGTCAAGGTGTCCTTTGATACACCTTCAATTTCGTTGATAACACGCGACGTGACTGTGTGGATGTCCCCCCACAGGCCCTGCTCTTCTAAAGTCACTTCTGTAGAGTTTTCTGTCCCCAATATGCTGGAAGACATCTTTTTCTGGTTAACCCCTTTAATTTTAAAAAAGGTGTTATTTATATGACTTTCTTCGTCTTTATTTTTTGGGGGTACTAACTTATATGATAGATTTTTAAACTTTGCTTTAAGCTCTTCAATGATCGCTTTAATTTTGGGTGACACGCCTGACTCATCTACGTTATCCCACAGAGCAGATATAGTTTTCTTTTTATCAATCGACTGTTTAGAAAGAGCTACAATAGCGTCTATATATTTTTTCCTAAGCGCTTCATCTGTGTTCGATTTTCCTCGAAGGATTTCCACAGTTATAGCTTGTAAGCTACTAATGACAGAGCCTTTACCCCCTTCATCAACTTTAAAAGTCCACGAAGACTTACCCGGAAGTTTTTCATCGTAGGAGAGGGGGAGTGCCCACTGCCCTCCAAATCCTAAGAATCGCATAAGGTTTTGTACAATAATCTGTCGGGGGGTACCTTGGAGAGCTATACCTTGGTGGAGGAGTGCGATTCCTCCGAGGTTTGTGCTTAAGTCGCTCCTGATAACGTCTTCTTTGCTACCTCTGGCCTGACTAGCTAAGTGTGGGTTGTTGTAGATCTGAGTGTCTCTCACACACTTACTAAAATCTTTACAGGAGATCCCATACGTAGTGACCTTTTCTCCTTCTGCTCCCACAGAAACAGACTTCGATACACTGGTTATATACCCAAAGAAAGTCCTTACTCTCCCAATGTTATACATGTTGTCACTACTTCTATTGGTATTGAAGTAGATGTTCACGATATCTCCCGCAGCAATAATGTCTTCGATGTGATCGACTGCTGGAAGATCTATAGAAGCAGAGCCCCCTCCCATTATATGTTGGGAGGTAGATACGCCTGTAATATAGGGAGATAAATCAAACGACTGAGAAGGGTTCTTTGGTCCTCTGTCGTGTGTGTGCACAAAGACAATACATTCTGTATTAGAAGCCCCTTTAGTTTCTACTCTAGGACCGTCTGGGCTATATATTGACATAATCTCACTTTGAGTAGCTTAAAGGTGTGCTTCAGAAACAGATAAAACCTTTTCAAAAGGTACGTCTAATACGCTGTAGTCTACACGGTAATAACCGTCTTGTCCTACCGACAAAGCTGCGGGGTATGTATCTACCAACTCTTGAGCCATAACTCCACGGAAACGACCGGGCTTACTCTTATATTCAAATTCGTAAATATTAATGCCCCAGTCAGACACACCCACCTTAACGATGTTCTTCTTAAGCCTAATATCTGACCTCTTTGACTCCTTCGGAGCAGCTTTAATAATGGCCTTCATAAGCTCTACGGTAGCGGTAGCAACACCTCTGTAAACCTCCCCTAACTCTTTTATTTTGGTAGTATCGTTCGCTAGTTTATTAAACTCCCTACGTACCGATCCTAAGCCTTTTGCGATTGAATCAAGATTTTTCACCTGTAGATTATTTATGGCCCTAACTGCCCCACCAATCTGATTACTTACCCGTAATAACGCTTGTTCGTACTGAGCAATCGTCTGAGTTATCGCAGTCGATCCTGCACCAGATGCCTTACCCGGCACTCTCGCACCCAGCGCCTCTTTCATCAACTTATCTATGCCCGAACCAAACTCACCTCTCTGCCCCATAGCCCACAAACGGTCTGCGTACGTTTGGCCTATACCAAGCGTCTCAGCTAAAGCCAGACTTGCGGCACCAGCATTCCCTCTGTAATCAAAAGCAATCTGTGCAAGCCCTGCCCGTGCACGATCTCCCGGATTACTTTCTCGCCACCGTCTATACTCCAAGAAATTACGACGACGAATAATTGAAGGGTCCATACCCATCCGAGCAGCCTGAGCCTGAACACCTCGGATGTTCGGGTTACCAAATCCACCGGCACGCATCATAAGCAGATTTCCCGCTTCTCCTCCCCCCGGATTAAGAGACCCTTGAAACAGCCTTTGAGCCAACAAATTTGCTACCTGAGGGTCAAACCCGCCACGAGTTCGGTCTTGTAGGATGCCTAACATGCCCCCCATGTCCCGCATTGAACCTGCCGCAGCAACGCCAGTACCCATCTGCATATTAACTAGCGAGGCCATTCCAGCAAGTAACCTAGGGTTCCTATATCGACGCTCTGCACCCCTAGCTGCCGCACCAGAAATCCCCGCCCTACTCATCAAGACTTCAGTCATGCCTCCTAGTCGCTGCAAGAGATCTAACGCCGGAGCACCACCACCTACACCCTCTACCGGTGAGTATCCCGCACCACTACCACGGACGTGTCTATAGTAGGCTTCTGAGGGAGCACCTGCTAAAGAAACGTTTCGACCTAAACCTCGTAGGCCCGACATAAGACCTAGTGCCTGTCTTGGATCTAACCCCATTCCCTGTGCGCGACCTGTAAAATCAGCCAACGGCGCATGTGTTTGGTACCCTCCACGACCCCCCAAAAAGCGACCACCAGAACTGCGGCGCATGTGTTCTCCGTCAAAGTGGAGATTAGGGAAGAATTTAGTCTGGTACAGATTACCTATGGCAGACTGAAAGTCTCCTGAAAGGCCATGAGTCTCAAAAGGGCTATATCCGTGCCGTCGTCCCATAGCTCTAAATTGGCCATAATTACTGACACCAGACAACCCACCCATAGTACGGGAAGCTCTTTCCATAGCAGATCGAGCACCGTATGACTGCCTCATACCTCCCATCATTGCGCCGGAGAAAAAGTCAAAAATTCCCCCCGCACCAGCAGCAGCGTTAGCAAAAAAGGGTCCGACAAAAGGTAAACTTTTTAGAACGGGCCTTGATATCCTCGCAGCAGTAGCACCTAATCCACCACCGCCGCCAAACATACCTCCTGAGAGAGGTCCGCCAGAACGGTATCCTCCCCCTCCTCCTCCGTATCCACCGCCTCCGGAAAACCCCCTACCTTGCCCTGTAAGCGCCCCTAGCGCCCCGCTAATATTAGCGGCTCCCAACGCACTAGAGGTACTTGTAAGTCGGTTTAAACGGCTTTGTAGCCCGGACAGTGACGATTCAAGGCGTCTAACTTCTCCAACGACGCTTCGTACAGACTGGGACATATTTGTACCCAGTGCTTGAGACTGCTTGTTAACGCTTTCGAACAGGTTAAGTAGTTCTTGGCCTTCTTTTTTAAGAAGCTCTAGATTCGACTTTAGAATACTAGCGCTAACAGCGTCCTTAGCCATTAATACTCTTCCTCGAAGTGTCCATCACTACCTAGCAGTTGATCTAATTCTTTTATTCGGTCACCTATATTGCCGTCGTCGGCAATAGGCATTCTACCTTTGTTGGTTTTATTCTTATACGCTTTTTTACTCCAATTGACGACTTTCTCAGCCTCTTCCTTGGGTAAATCTTCCATTAGGTCAGGTACGATACCTGAACGTATCTCTCTTTCCCACTTATCCACCATAGAATCTCCGGTACCGGAGAAGGGTAGATCGAGGTTATGCATTTCGCCACGGTTTTGGTCGTAGTAGTCTTCAAAGAACTCTACTAGCAACTCAAATATGGTGTAGGAGAGGTATTCAGGCGAGCGGGGAGATTTTTGGTATTTTTTTGTCCACCACATCCGCAATGGAGTTAGCTCGTCCCCCTGTCCCCGGAGGTTCATCGCTGCTTGGTACTTTGCTGCTGACAGCAGATCCTTCCCCACTAGTTTCGGATTTAGTTCCGAGAAAATTAGCCTCAAAAGCGGCCACCTCCTCGTACACACTGTTCAGGAGGCTTGGATCGATGAGCTTCTCTGGGTCAAACCAATCCGGCTTAGACAAGAGAGCAATCTCACAATGAGCAATCATCTCATTAAGCATCGCTGTACCAGCATCAATACTGTTGCCGGCTTCGACACCAAGACCTGTTGTATATCCGCCACAAAGTTGTGCCTTCCGAGCACCTAACCTAGATAAGTCACCAATAGTGAGCTTCTTAACAGTAAACGTCCCCATGTACCGCTGTCCGTCCATTGTAGACGTAAAGTCGATACTGAAAGACTTAGTAAAGTCCCGCATATTTTCCTCTGATTTCTATAAAAGTATATTTAACTACGCGTTGAGTTCTGACTCGTCCATCTGTTTGATAGCAACAAAAGAACAATTCTCTGTTACAACACCACGAGCAGATACGTCAAACGTTTTACTAGCGGCACGCACCGAAGTAAACTTAGCAATAATATCAGGAATAGCCCCAGCTACTTCACCCTCGTTAGCAACTGTCTTCGTATTATGAATTGCTGCTGAGAGGACACCGGAAGTAAGGATGTTATCGAACTTAGGGAAGATTTCCATGCCACCAAGGTTATTTTGGCGACCAAGGTACTCCTTTAAGGAGGACCCAACCAGTCGGAAGAACGCCGCACTCAAGGAGGCCCGGTAAGAAACAGGAATGTGTTCCCGGACCTCCAAGAAGTCAAGCGTCTCTACGGGTTCGTAGTCAATGGCTTCTTCACCACTAACCCCAGCACAATAACCAATAGCTTGGCCATTGATATAAAATTTTGCTCGTGCTCCGGTAAAGACTTCAGCCATTTTTAAACCTCGTAATTATCTATGCGCCAAGAATTTTGTATGCGTGAACAGCGTTGACTAGCTGATACAACAGACCTACTAAGTACTTGTTGTCGGGTTGCGGAGCAAAACCAGAGTTGCTAGCAAATCCACAGCTAGCGCCTTCAATTTCTACTACACGACCGACACCGCTAGTTCCAGGAATATTAGATCCTAGAACTCCGGCTGCGCCGAGATTAAGTACGTTAGATTTCTTTAGTCGAGTGTAAGAAACAAACGCGCCGCTAGAAGGAAGTGGAGCGCTGACAGCATTCCACGGCGTACTACCTACTCCATCTTGTGCGTTGATTACACGAAGTCTTCCACTCAATGGGGCTGGGATATCTCCTACAGCAGGGTCCATTTCTACCGTAATACTCGTGTCCGAAGCGTCTGTATATGCATTACCGCTAAGGCGACCCTCAGGCATTTTTAAACGAAGAATAGCGCCTGTCTTCTGCCCCGAAACTTTCCATTCGTCGATGAGAGGAATTTCGGGAGCATCCTTAGCTTCGTCTAACCTGCGATGCATTGTAAGCATCGCAGCTATACCAACGCTCCAGTCTCCTCCGGCCTGTTGTAGCTCCGCAATTTTACCTTCAGAAGTGTCAAGGGAGATAGATATGGTATCACCATTACTCGGGGTAGTAGGCCACTGAGTAAGCGCGACCCCATCAGAGTCTTTGAAATCTGCCAGAGTCAATATTACCGTAGGGTTGCCGCCTGCTCCGGTGCTTACAACCTTAGCCGATACTCCTACGTTGTTTGCCGCAGTAGCCGTAAGCATTGTAATGGTAGCGCCTACCATAGCGCCTTCTTCATCCCAAGCCGACGCCGGATTGTTAATTTTGATTGTCGTAGCGCTGTGACCCCCGCCCCCAGCAGTCCCGGTGCTGCCACAAGCAGCCTCAAGTGCCGCTAACAACTCTCCGAGAGCCTGATTTCCAATAGCAGGACCGTCAGAAGTTCCACCAGCGTAGCCACCCGGTTGGGCTTGGTCCAGTACTACGAGGCTAGCACCTACGGAATAAATACCGCCAGCGCGTCCAGTAACAATGACTTGCTGTCCGCTAACACTAGAAACCGTAACTTGGTCTGCCGTGTTGTCAGAAGCGTTAACGGCTCCAGCAAAAGCATTACCTACTAGGTAACATACGTCTCCTGCACGGAACTGAGCAGCTTGAGCAGCAGACTCTAGAACAAGAATAGCTCCGCTTGCGGGAGATGATTCACTCAGGGTACCGCGCTTCGTAACAAAGCCGTCGTAATTAAGGGAGAGAGGAACACTTGTTCCGGGAACGTAGAATGCCTGGCCCGAAGGAATCAGGACAGAAGTGTCACCATTAAGCGAATGTTGAAGTACGCTTAAGATGTTTTGATGATCGGCTGCGGTAAGACTTGGCATTTTTCGAAATCTCCTAAATTATGCGCTGAGTGTGGGGAGTTGAGCAAAAATCTCGAAAGTTATGTAGTTTATACCAACCGCTGGGAATATCTCAAAACGAATTGTACAGATATCACCAGAAATGGTTACTTTGAGATTCTTATAGGCATTTAAAGTAGCTCCAGTACTTAAGTCCTGACTATCAACAATGATTTCTAAATCATTCTTGTAGACTTCTAGCTTAGTGATTACCGAGCTTTTAACTGAAGCAACTACAGCAGGAGTCGCCTTTACTCCCGTAAACCTATTTTCAATAAACGTACGTAGGTCGTACGCCATGTAATTGAGTTCGTAGTTAACGTGTCGATCTGTATACGCCACATTATCTGTAGCAGTATACGTACTAATATTTTTAACAATACGGTAACCTTGACCTTTTACTTTTTCGGTAAACAAAATACCGTTTTGTAAAAGTTGGTCAGAGGTGTTCTTGTCTAAGGTATCGACGCGAGCGTTGTTACAAAGAATTTCATTGGCTCGCACCAGCTTAAAAGTAAGCGGAGTACCAACTGTAGCTCCAGCCTGCATTCCGGCAACCGCACAAGCAAGCATGTGAGGCTCAAACTGCACCACGCTACCTGTCATGGCGGGACGTTTAATGTCCTGGAAGACCAAAGCGACATTACGATCATTAAGAATTGAAGACTTTTCTTCAATAAGCTCAGTCGCTGCGGAAGCAGTAATCGCATTGTTAGGTCGGTAAGCAGCAACGCAATCAACTTCGTTCTTGTACGCGCCAGCACCGTTTTTAGCGTGTGTCGCCAATAACGAGTGTACGTAATCGATCGTAAAATTAGTCGCGTCCGCACTCCACAGAGCCACTGCCGTGTCTTGCCGATACTTAATTAATTCGTCAAAGCAGGCTGCTAGACCAGAAGCGGTTGTTGCATTATATGCACCGCCAGAGGTCAATGGGTATGTTGCAAATGCAGGTACGCCGTCCCCGAAATTACCCCCAGCAGGAGCAGCGCCTGTTCCTCTAGGTCCTCGCACTGCCGTCACTAACGCACTCTGTGCATTGAGTGTATCGATTAACAACGTGAGATTGTCGGTAAATCGGTGGTACCGGTGAGGTGTTGCACCAAAATCTCCATTCTCTTTACCCGCAGGAGAGTCTGTGCTGAAGTCACAAAGACAATCAACCCCGTCAGCAGCACCTGCGGCTGACGTATAAGCTCCATTAGCTTTGGCCGTAAAATCAAACCTGCTGGTAGGTAACGTACCTGCGCGGCCCAGTCCTACCCGAGCTTTCCATGCACCTGTTGTACAGTCTGACCCTTTAGTAATCGAGGGTGACGTAAGCGTGTTACCGTTGTTAATTGCCGTAACTAAAGACTGTACGTTCAGTTCAGCATTTAACGTACACGTCCAATCGGCTGCACGCGCAGGGCCTGCGTTATTTTTAGTAACAGTTGCTCCTCCATGAGCAGCCGGCTCCCCAAAACCTGGGCGTACTTGCAGCGTTAAAGATGTAGAAATCCCTGTCGCACCGCCAATAACACCAAACGCGCCCTCACCCATAGCGTTGCCGCCGGTAGCAGTAGGAGCATCCGCTGTACCTGCTGTGTTTTTAGGTACGGCGTTAATAAACACAAACTTGGAACTACTGTCGGGACTAGTAGCAAACCCGTTAATTAAAGCAAACGTCGTAGTACGGGTAGCAGCATCCGATGTAGGGGCAGCATCGATCCGGCGAATCTGGCCCGCGCCCGTCCCAGACACGATGTGAATGTAGCAAGGACCATTTCGCGCACTTGCATATAAAGCCACATCTGCCGTCGCAGCCCAGAAAAGCGACTCTCCGGTAGTCCAACCCGCAGGTTGGTCATCTGCATTACCTTCTACAGTTATTTTCTTAGTAGTTCCGTTATAGGACTTTACAAAGAAAGGTCCGATAGCTTCTCGGATGATTCTAAACGAGGTTCCTGTTGCAGGGTTAGCAGACGCACTACCGTCAGCATTACAAAAGTCCCCTGCAAGAGTAATAGTCTTTGCTCCTACATTAACCCCGCTGTCTCGGATACGACGTACCTGCCCAACTAAGTGTGTTTGGGTCGTGGATGCCGTAATTTGTACGTAACGACCTTCATCTGAAGCAGTAATAGCTCCAGGAAAAGTACTAAACTTTAACTCGTTGGCACTACCGGCACCAGCATCAGTAGTGTGTTCAAGTCCAACTTGAACGGGTGTACTAGGAGCGTATTGAACGTCTAGGAGAGGTTTGCCACAAATTTGAGTAAACGTCTCTGTAGTCGCAGTGTTTCCATCTGTTACGGTAACGTCTAATGTATCTGTGTTCGCCTCGTTTCGGGCCACTTTAACAGAGATAGCGCTAGCAAACTTACCGTACACCACAGAAGTGAACGTCAAAGATACTGCGTTCCCGACTTGGTTTCCAACGGCATCGGCAGTGTTAGAGCCCGTCGTAGCTTGCGTATCTGCGTTACTCTTAATAGCAACTAATTGCTGAGTACCGCCAGGGATACGCGTATCGTTTGACGGATTAAAAAGGAAATCGATTGCATCAGCAAGAGGTCCACTTTTGAACAGTGCAGAAGCCGCGTCCGGGTCGGTAAAGGTGTAGACTTTCGGACTATCTGCCGTATGCGGCTGTCCGTAATCTGCTTCCCCGATAACGCCTACGATTCCACTAGCCCCCGCAGCAACCTGCGCCATTCCGGTAGCATCAACTTTAGTTAATCCACCAGGATGGTAGAGCGTGACCCCATTAAATGTAATAAACTTTGCCACTTACGCTCTCCTAAAAAGTCTTGAACAACTCTTCCCACTGGGAAAAGGTTGCTACAGATAAGCCTTTGCCTTTTGCCCAGGCTACCATAGGTGCCAGCCTTTGAGGCCGTGTACCAATACTCATCAAATATGTTTGGGCATCTAGCGCAGGATCGTGCACCAATGCCACTGGCGGACCTGCGACCTCTTCTTTCTTTTTAGGGGCGCTAGGTGCCTTTTTTTCAACAGGTTTTGAAGTTTTCTTAGTAGCCATCTAAATCCACCGCGATTTCGGGTATAACATTAATACTTTATTTAAGTAATAGTAAACGATTTAGTTAAGGTAGTTGAGATTAAATCCGGATTGGTAATTTTAATATCCCATACTCCAGTATCTACTTCTGCACCTATTGTTAAATCGAAAGTAAATTGTTTTGTGACCGCCAAACCGTCTACGTAGGTTACGCTTGTAGCCGCAGGACCTACTGCACTTTGAGTAATTACTTGAACTTTAGCCCCTGAGAGGGAGGCAGAAAACTCATTAACCACTGTTATAGAGCCGCCTGTACCCGATGTAAAATTAATAATCCTACGTTTTTCACCATATGCTGTATGGGACGTGGGTCCGATAACTTCTAAGAACATTCCTGCAAGCAGATTTGTGGGTACGGTGTCTGAGGAGTTTGCAACAAAGTCTTTTGTTGTAGAGGTAGCTGTTCCGGCTAACGTAGGTATAAACTCGATGCTATGTTCTGTACTTCCTACGTTTATGTTAGAGGCCACAAGTCCTACATCACTACCTTTAATGTAGAACGTAGATCCTGGTTCAGTTTTTATAAACTCGATACTTAATCCATTTTGAAAATTTATACCGGAGACAATTATATTGTTTACGGTACTGCTTAACGTTCCCGTAGAGATAGATACTGCTGTTATGGCGGGTTTTTGAACCTGCGCTAGCATATCCGGGCTATCTCCTCTTGCGTCTCCGATATTGATAACAAACGCTTTAGCAACGGCTTCAAGTTCGGGGTCGCCTTCTTTGAGGAAGTAATCCGCAAAGTACAAGAAGTTCATATTTATACCCCGCATAAATATGAAATTAGGTTGTTGTGAGGCTTGTGGGAGAAAGTCAGTACCGCTGAGTCGCATTTGATGCATACCGTTAGCGGTAAACGTAGGTATTCCTGCAAGGATGATGTATCGGATCATGTGATACAGGAAAATCGTAAAGTCTTGATCGTCCGTCATTACTTGTAGGAGATAGCTACAAGACTGCCCAGAGCCTCTAATCTCTTTGTACGTTTGTACGTCTTTATCAAAGAGTTTAGGCGTATCTTCAAAGACGTTACCGTCTCCTAGCATTCCGGTCAGGCCGTAGGTTTCGGTCTTTGACGTTTCTCCTTTAGAGTAGAAGAAGCCTTCGGACCCAAACAAGCTGTCTGTGTTGTCGTACCCTGCCGACAAAAGGTCTCCCAGGAACATGTCGGTTTCTTCTTCTGCTCGAAGAAGGATAGCTATGCACGGAAACTGGCTATCTTCTCTGGGGTAATTGATCGTAACGTCGATAGGCGTTTTAGATACAAGCTCATAGAACTGTCGTGCAAAGCTCTGAGGAACACTTTTAAAGAGTTGATCAGACTTCCACGGAATATTACGTATCCGTCGTATTCCATTTACTAGAACACGTTGTATGATTATTTCAGGTATAATCATGAAGTGATGCCTGCGTCCCCTTGGAACATGTCTTGTGTAAACGACTCGCGATTGAGATCCATCCACGAGGAAACTTGATTTCCTATAAGTGCTGCTCTAATGCCTGGATGTTTCCAAGAGTCACTTGGTTTGCCTAGTCGTTCTCGTCGTTTAACGTCCTTATTAGACGAGATGACCCTGAACTGCTGTTCCCCTGTAGGTAAGAACGCGCCTCTTTGTTGAGTGTTGTGCGCCGTCACGTTGGCTTTTCCAAAACGAGACATCTGTCCTTGGATAACGAACTTAGCTACTTGTGGTTCCATCTTACTGACAGCAGATCTAATTCCATCAACGCTGGCAATAAACGGTTGTGTACTAGCAGGACGTGGAATTTTACCGACAGGTATGCGCCGGTACAGGTGCCCGTCTTTAGAAATCTTGGCCTTTTTCAAAAAGACACTTCGAAGGTCTCTTTCTCCAAGACCATATTCTAAAAGGGCTCCAAACGTACCGGGTTTAATGCCTAGCACAATCCGTTCGGGATTATCAGGCTCCCAATACAACGCTTCTAAGTAACGAGCACTGGTAGACGCGCTGAAAGTAGCTTTAGCGTGATCTACCCACTTAACCAAAGCTGCCGCAGCCAGAGCCAACATACGAACGTCTGTCTGAGCCTTAAACTTTTTATAGTCTACGACTGCGTAATCTTTAACCTGTCGCCTAGTAAATAGATCTGTAGTTTTAGTAGACATCTACGCCCTCACTCTTGACCTAAACTGAGCTTTGTCCAGAGGACTATCGTCCACTGAATCTCTCAGATTCACAAGGTGCTTCTTACGAAGGACAACTCTAAAACCTAAATCTCGATCTTGGTCGCGACGGGACATCGGAGAATCATAAACTAACCACTCTAAATACGCTTTATACTTAATCGTATATCGAGTTCTTAAAGCCGGAGGGTTAGTCCAAACTATTTTCTTCTCTTTAAAGTAAAAATCCACGTTCTCATGATACTCTTTACCGTTCTCGTCTTCACAGTAAATAGCCTCTGCGCCTTGGTAATGAAGAAAATCTTCGTTCTCTTTCAAACCAAGCATTGCGTCTATGGATTCTCCGCGAATAATAACTTGTCCGTCACCGACATTCTCAGGCCACGTAAACGTAATCTTATCAAAGTCAGACGGCGGGTTCTTCAAATTAGGAGAAACGGAAAGTACGCAATCTCCTGGGTTAATGAATCCAGTTTCAATCAACTGACGATTTGAAGAAATACTGGAAATAAGACCCATAATCTGAAGAGGTTTACGATAGAGGATACCGTTTTCACAATTGCTACACGAAAACTTACCACTTCCCCCAACAACATCTTCCCCCCAGTTTCCAGACCGGCAAGTACAAGAAAGTCCAATTTCATGGACTACTACTTGGCCTCGGTTAGCAATGAGACCGTCTTGCATCCGAAAATTGTCAGACCAAGTCACCCCCAGACCAGTTTGCTGGTTTAATCTCCTGGCGATGTTTTTCTTCTTGTCTGACATTACATCACTATCATCTGTGGTCCACGGTACCTATTCTTGATAGCCGGTAAATGCTCGCGAATCCAGTTTCTATAATCTTCAATACTAGCACTATAAATGCCGTAAATAGCAGACGAGGTGTAAGAAACACTCTCTGACACACCGTCACGAGAAATAGACTGACTAGAATATCCTCCTCGGAACGCGGCACCGGCTGCGGTAAGGATAGGAATAGCAGCATGCTTCCCTATCAACTCTAAGATATCTCCCGGACAATCCCTAAGGCCTGCTATAAGATTGTAGTGCCAGAAATTAGGAATAGGTGTTGCGCTTCGTAACGCCTCAACCCAAATAAGTCCGATAAAATCAAAAGCTAGTTCGGTGTTGAAGGGTACTAACTGTGTGTACCCAGACTTTTCTGAGACCTCAATCCACTCTGGATTGATGTGGACTACGCGGGTATTAGCTACCGCTCCGTAAAGTTGATCTACAGAAAGAAGACTAGGAAAAGGAAACTGGATATCAATCCATTGTCCAGGCCTTCGAGGGAAGAACGAAATAGGAGATTTAATAAAATCGTAGTCACTGTTAATGACCAGTGCACCACCACTGCCACTGTATGTAAGCTCGGACGGGTCTACATCCGTAACAATAGACGTAGGCTCAATGTACACCTGAACTAAAGTGTTCTCTATGTGATCAATTGAATCACTTAAATACCTTCGGATAGTGGTGTCTGAAAGAGTCATCTCTTCAATAAATAACTCTTCCTGCTTAGTAGAAGTAGGCAGCCTATTATGGTCTACCTTTACTACGATGTATTCCGAACTCGGGCCACCCGAAGGTAACATGTACTCGCTATACGCAGTACTTATCGGAATAAGGCTACCGTCACTCCAAGAAAGGAACTTATTACCGGCAGGGTCTACTGTGTAATTAAGAGGAAAAAAAGATAGTTTGTGGTTTCTGCTAACCTCTTGAATCGATACGCCAGTAATCTGACGAGGATCAAACCGCCAGTTTCTAAGATCTGAAGACTGGAAATCAATCCCAAAACACCAATCCTTCTTCATACGGTGTACAGTTACTGGGTTAATCCAAAAGTCAGAAGAATCCTTGGTAGTAGCAGCAGTAAAAGGAGAAGTGTCGTCACTTCGGTAAACTTTAACAAAATACTCACCGCGACGAATAAGGCTGATTAGTGAAGGAGACGATACCGCTAGACGAGTATCTAAATTAACGTACAAAGGAGCGTTGGCGTCAAAATTAGCGGCAGCCCCTAAACCAAAATACGTAGCAGCGTTTACATCTAAGGTATAAACAACTACGTCCCTGTTTCTTCGAGCCTTACGAATTTCAAAAGTTAACGTGTTTTCTGAAGCAGTCGCACTAACTGTACCACTTACAAATACGACAGCTTCGATCACCGCCCTGTCTTGCTCAAACCTGCTGTACTCGTCATGGTTTACAGCAATAGATGTGACCGAAGTAATCGCCATTATGAAAGCTCGAACAGTTTAGCTAACGTAGTACTGGGAACCGTAACTGTGCGACGATAACCAATATCTGCAATCACAATATCTACCGTGGCCTGTTGAAGGACGCTTATCTCAAAGTAACCATTAGCATCTGTTTTAGCAGACACAATATTGTCGTACAATCCAGCGTTACTCATAGTAGAAGGAACAGCTAACAATTTTACAGAAACTCCCGTGTTAGCTATCGGAGAACCTGTTAAGTCAACAACAAACCCGTATAGCTTACAAGTAGCTAACGACGGGGTCGTCATCGAAACCGGATCAAGGCTCCCTATGATATCAATCGTATTGTAATACGGCTGAAATGCGTTACCACCGCCAATATTTGTTACGATATACGTAAACAGATCAACCTTATTAAGAATAGTCGGAGGGAGTAATAATAAGTAACTTCCGGGGGCGTTAACTTTATCAACTTGTACCCAATCAACACGCCCTACCATCTCTCCTGGAGCGTGAACTTTAGTCGTAGGGGAAATAGTTAGTTCCCCTGTAGATACGTTATTGTACGAGTATTGAAGTTTCTCGTCGTTGGCGTTACCAGGATCTAAGTGAATATAACCATTGTCTGGAGGAAACTTGCTTGTGTCTAATAGCTTAATTGTTGTCGTACCAATAGGTAACGTCGTAGCCGCTACTATTACAGAATTATCGTTCTCAAAACCTGCGGCATTATTGTATACCGTAGGAGAAATTTCTCCGTATCGAATAAACGACACTTTGGCAGCACTTGAAACTATATCGATTTGAGCAACGCCAGCATCGCTTACACAAGTAACCGGAAGCCAGCGCCACTGGTTTACCGGAATCTGAATTGTAGTAAATACTTGTGGTGTAACTGCCATTAGATCCTCCTAGTTAGACATTTTTTTAATGTCTTGTCGGAGAATCCTTAGCTCAGACTTAATGTCTTCGTGGTTCTGCTTCTGCTGTACCCGAATATGTTTAATGTCTGTTTCTACAGTAATTAACCGATTGTTAACTTTACGTACTGTTTTTTGGTGGTTCTCAACTTTCTCGTCACCTTTTGCAATGTCTCGTCGGTTGATCTCTACATCCGATTTGACACTAGCTACAGAAAGAGACGCCGACACAACAGTCGAAGTTACCCACACCACAGCTACTACAACAGCTACAAAAATTGGCCAGTATGTTTGAATCTTACTCATCATAGTGTCACTCGGAGGATCGTTTGAATCTTCATCACTCACAGCCCCTACCCCTTAGCTAGCTCTGATTAATACCAACGATGCATTGAACAAGTGCGGTACCTGTAAGAGCTTTTACATAAAAATGCCTAAACATTAAGCTCGCAGAAAACGTATCATAACTATTTGAAGCAGCAATTGCGTTTTGAATAGTGACAAAATTGTTACCGTTATCAAAACTAATCGCAATATCGTGAGCTACGTCCATATTACGAAGCCAAATCCAAGTAGCTTTTCGCCACGTAGATTTAGATCCTACAGAAGGATTTGGTCCCGCTCCCATCCCCGGTACGGTTACTTTAAGGGCCACTGTAGTATCAGGAACAGTTTCGTAGGTATAAATACCTGAAGTGTCTCCAGCACCCGCTGTGGAGTCTAGGCTCAAGTTGATGTGTACTGGTTTTACAGTGTTTAACATTCCTAATTTTCCTTATTCCAACGAGTCTCATAAAAATCGGACCCTTTACACGAGAGCACATTCTTAAAAAAGAAGGCTTATTTTCACCAACACTCTACACCAGATTAACTATTCGCTATAAAAGAAAAAACCCCCACCCTTAGAAATTCTAGGAGTGGGGGCTTAGTTCACTACTTACGTAGAAGTATTATACTTCGTAAGTAACCTCTACGCTGGAGGAGTTGTAAATCCACCCAGTGCAGGTATCTCCGGCAGTACCGGCTTTTCCTGCAAGGATGAGGTGGATCTTACCATTTGAAAACGCGCTAAGAGCGTTGTTGTTCAACAAACCACTAACACTGCTTGTAGCCGCCGTCGTAGTTCCTGCGAACTCACCCGACACTGCAACAGCGTCACTTACACCACTAATCGCGTCTCCTGCACTAGGAGCACTGGATAGTCCAGAGACGTACCAGCGAGTAGTAATACTACCACCGCCACCACCATTGGTGCCCTGGTGCTTCCACTTGAAGACTGCGAAGACATCTTCGATAGAAGCGTCCGACCCCTCGTCAAAGGAAATCGTAACAACATCAAGAGCTTCGTATGCAGCCGCCGTAGAAGTGCTAGATGCCGACTCAGCACCGTCCGTAGGATCGTTGCTAAGAACACCAGCAGTCGAACGCTTAAGGTACTTCTTAAACGTACCGCGCTGAATAGCCTTCTGAGTAGAAACCAGTTCTGCAATGTAGCGGAGTCGAGCAAAAACACTCTTACCTGCATCAGACGCACTCGACGCTGCTGCATCATCAGATTGACCGACATTAGAAAACTGCGGCATGAAGACAACGACATCGTCATCTGTCAGCGTAGCACCTGCGTAAGCTACAGAGCCACTACTGCCCGTGTAGTCAGTAACCGCAACATCGCGACCAACAACACCGCCTGCAAGAACTCGGAAAGCTCCGCCGATGTATACATCATCCGACGCACTTGGTGAGGGGTACCCTGCTCCGATTCGAGTCAGAACAAACGTTCCAGCACCACCGGAGAAGCTATTGCTTGCAACCTTAAACAGGTGCTTGTCACCGACCAACGAGGAAACAGCCATGCTGACGTTTCGGTCATCAAAGCCACTACCAATTACTGCCAGAGCAGATTGAAGGTTGGTTCCACCGCTAAAGTTGCCGAGGTCTACACCAACAGCATCAATTGCAGCGTCCGCAGTATCAATCAGAGTCTTAAGAGCACCAAGGCCGTCAGTACCGTTAGACAAATCAGTCTGAATACCGTCTACAACAGTATCTACGGTATCAATCAGAGTCTTGAGGGCTCCGAGACCATCAGTACCGTTAGCTAAATCAGCTACTGCTGCTGCGGTATCAGATTTAATGGCTGCAATGTCCGCAGACATGCTGGCACCGGCTGGACTACCGAGAGTTGCAGGTAGTGTAGTTCCAGTATCGACCAAGACAGCATCTGCCACACTGTCAACAACAGCAACATCAGCGCCGAGTTTTCGGAGCATAGCCATTGCAGTGCGGGTGGTAGCATAGTCAGCAGAAGCAGCATCTCCAAGAGCACCGATTGCAGCTTCGATATCATCGACATTTCCGTCAACAACATCAATTAAAGCCTTAAGAGCGCTAAGACCATCAGTACCGTTAGCTAAGTCCGCAACCGCCGCAGCAGTGTCGGATTTGATAGCTGCAATATCGGCTGACATACTAGCGCCAGCAGGGCTACCAAGAGTTGCCGGCAACGTAGTACCGGTATCAACCAAGATGGCATCCGCTACCGTATCTACAGTATCGATAAGCGTCTTGAGTGCTCCAAGACCATCGGTACCGTTAGAGAGGTCGGTTTGAATACCGTCAACTACAGTATCGACCGTGTCAATAAGCGTTTTAAGAGCGCCTAATCCGTCAGTACCGTTAGCTAAATCAGCTACCGCAGCCGCAGTATCAGATTTGATAGCTGCGATGTCAGCCGATATACTAGCGCCAGCAGGGCTACCGAGAGTAGCCGGTAGTGTAGTTCCGGTATCGACCAAGATAGCATCTGCTACCGTATCTACGGTATCAATCAGAGTCTTGAGAGCGCCAAGACCATCAGTACCGTTGGAGAGGTCAGTTTGGATACCGTCTACTGTAGACTTGATGGTATCAAGGTCGGCAGCATCACTAATCTGCATTGCACGACCCTGGTAGCGGGCCGTCGATCCTTCTACCCAACCAAACTCAACACCAAGGTTTTCCTCGTCGTGGCCCGTATCATTCTTGTAGAAGAATGCATACTTACCTGCGGAAACCCTAGTAAGCGGGTAGTACCCACTAAAAGTACCGGAACCGGAAGCCGAAATAGCCGACGAAAGTCCAGAGTCACTAAAGTAACGTCCTGCAAGTGCTGTCCCGTCCATCTGGGAGATCTTAACAAACAGTTCATTACTGTCTGGATCTTCCATGTTACCGGCTTCGTCGTAAAGGTAGCATGCAATTGCTACAGCTTCCGAACCCGACGCAGGGCGGTTAAGTTTTCCAGGAACCGCAGCAACAAATCGAGTGTTGTTCTGAACAGCGTTAACAGCAGTCTGAACATTGTCGATTAACGTCTTAAGAGCACCAAGACCGTCAGTACCGTTAGCCAGGTCTGCTACCGCAGCAGCAGTATCGACCTTAATAGCCGCAATGTCCGCAGACATGCTGGCACCCGCAGGGCTACCGAGAGTTGCAGGCAACGTAGTACCTGTGTCAACCAAGATGGCATCTGCCACAGTATCTACAGTATCGATAAGCGTTTTAAGAGCGCCTAATCCGTCAGTACCGTTGGAAAGATCAGTTTGGATACCATCTACGACCGTGTCTACGGTATCAATCAGAGTCTTGAGTGCTCCAAGACCATCAGTACCGTTAGCCAGGTCTGCTACCGCAGCAGCGGTATCAGATTTAATGGCTGCAATATCAGCCGACATACTAGCGCCAGCAGGGCTACCGAGAGTAGCCGGCAACGTAGTACCGGTATCGACCAAGATAGCATCTGCTACACCATCGACAACAGCGACATCAGCACCGAGTTTGCGGAGCATAGCCATTGCAGTACGACTAGTACCGTAGTCAGCAGAAGCTGCATCACCAAGCGCACCAACTGCGGCCTCAATATCGTCAACGTTACCATCAACAATATCAATCAGCGCTTTAAGAGCACTAAGACCATCAGTACCATTAGCCAGGTCTGCTACCGCAGCAGCGGTATCAGATTTGATAGCAGCAATATCGGCTGACATGCTGGCACCGGCTGGACTACCGAGGGTAGCAGGTAGTGTAGTTCCGGTATCTACTAGAATAGCGTCTGCTACCGTATCTACAGTATCGATCAGAGTCTTAAGGGCTCCGAGACCGTCAGTACCGTTAGAGAGGTCAGTTTGGATGCCATCTACAACGGTATCCACAGTGTCGATCAGAGTCTTGAGGGCTCCGAGACCGTCAGTACCGTTAGAAAGGTCGGATTGAATGCCATCAACTACAGCATCTGCTGTAGCGATATCAGCACCGAGCTTTCGGATCATAGCCATTGCAGTACGGGTGGTAGCGTAGTCAGCAGAGGCCGCATCTCCAAGAGCACCGATCGCAGCTTCGATATCATCGACATTGCTATCAACGGTAGCAAGTGCTGTTGCAGTAGCTAGGCTAGTAAGAGCACCACTGTCGGGGAGAGCAGCAATAATGGGTTGCATAGCTGCGGTATCAGCAAGTATGTCTCCGAGAGCCGCACCAGTAGATCCTGATCCGGTATGTCCACTGATGGCTTCGTCCCAAACTGCGTCAGCATTTTGAGCAGCAGTAGGAACAGTCATGCTGGAGATTGCCGACTTAACGTCTTTAAGCTTACCGTGGACAGAGCCGCTTGCACTAGAACCGTCAGAGTCACTACCGACGTTAGTGCTTAAATCATCGAGATCAGCAAGGTCGATGATTCGGAACATTTTTGAAGCAGAAAGGGCTTCGCTGTTCTCGAACCAACCGTACTCTAGGTGGTAAATACCTTCAAGCGAAGACCCTGTACCGGTTTTGTGGTAAATAGTAGCTGCACCGTTAGAGGTACTTACCTGTTTCCACTTGGATGCTGTAGCAAAGGTACTGTCTGAGCTTGCAGACAACACCGACGACAGCCCAGAATCCGAGTAGAGAAGGTTGTCTTGGCCTGTCCCTGTAGCGTTTGTTACACGTACGTATAGTACGGCGCTATCTGGATCGTTTGGAGATCCATTAGCATCAGTAATTTGAATTGTAAATTGAGTAGCGGTATCCGAAGACGCTCGTTTAATCGCGTCTGGGAACGAAACAGAAGATGTCCGTCCCGCCATAGTATTTCGTTCTGCAAATCCCATTCTTTGTTTTCCCCTAAAGTAAAAAGTGACTGTTCAACCAGTACGGTTGGCATGAAAATAGTGTCGCTGTTATCTATTTTCAACCTTTTTTTAAAATAAAAATATAAAACCCCCCTTACGAGCAGAGAGTGTGGGGTGCCGTAAGGGGGGTTTATGCAGAGATCTATGTAAGAATGGGATTTAGCGAGGCTTTTCAGAGAACGGTGTAACCACCTGAGCAGGGCTCAAAGCCAACTCGTCTTTAACAGGGCGGTAACCAACAGCGCCGACGCACACTTGTGCAGCACCCGTTTTGTTGTGGAACATCCACACCAAGGAGTCACCCGCGTTCATAGCAAACCCGGTAGAGGGGATAGAAACAGCGGCGGAGTTAGCAGCAGCTTGAGCCACCATAGTTCCAGCAATGTCCGCAGAAAGGATACCAGCAGCACCACCAGTCGCGGTAAGTCCAACTAGTTCGCCAACCTGGTTGCCATCAAATCCCGCAGCAGCAGTCAAAGCATCACCAGTAGTAGCGCACACTACTTCGTACGTACCGGCGGCACCAAGAGCAACACCAACATTATTACCGTGGATACCTGATGCGCGGAAAAGTTGATCGGCAGCAGCACCGCCGCCGTCCGTCCAAGCCGCAGGAACACGAAGAACAATAACCAGCGTCTGAGCAGGCGTACTTGCGTTTAATGCAACAGAGCCCAGCCCACCAAACTTAATGCTCGTCACAAAACAATCTTCGGGAGCCATAAACAGGACACCAGAAATGTTCGCTCCATCGGCGGCTGAGATAACATCAGCAGCACCCGTACCAGCATCAGCAGTAGGTTGGCGTAAAACCTGAAGGGGGGTCGCACTGAGGGCCGTGTTAAGCTGCGAAGTGATTTCCGCAACTACATTCGAGCCCGTATCGTTAATGAATGTCTTTGACTTGCAAGCCATTTTTGAATCTCCTACTTCTTAGACTTTTTATCGGCAGAGGGTGAAGCCTTCTTTGCAGCAGGCTTTTTACTAGAAGCCTCAACCGGTTTAGGCGCGGGCTTTTCGGATTTGGGAGCTACTGCCTTTTTAGCAGGAGCTTTTGGAGCGGGATCTGACTTAGATGCTGGCTTACTCTTCTTAGCGGCCCTTGCTGCCCTTTTAGCAGCAATTCGATCTAATTGATCTTGTGTACAAACTGGCATCTCTAGATCTCCAAAACTATGACAACTTCTTTGTCGTCGTTTTCTTTATCTACGTTTAAATCCGGCTCCATAAGAGGGGGATGAGGAAGGGGGAGTTGAAGACTGACCCCAGGTTGAGTTTTCTCTTCCTGAGGCCAGTTTAAATCTTCAGACTCGGTCCCTTCAGGCCGCACTAGCTAAGGCGACCAATATTGGTCAACCGGACCCACTTGCGCGGAGCAAACAGGATAGGCGTACCGTAGAGCATAATCATCCAACGGTAGGCAGGAGCCAGAACCGCGAGATCCATACGCATCAGAGGAGCAAGCTGACGGAAGGTGAGCACCGAAGGGGTAAGCTCTCCCAAGTAAGCCGTTTCCGTGAAGGGCATAGTAGCGTTGAGGTCTTGAGCTTGAACACCCATCACACCAGCGCCCTGGTTGGTACAACGCACGCGAGCAATCTCACTGTACTGAGAAAGGTCCGCAGGTGCTGCACCACCGGAACCAATGTTCCGCGTACGGTAGATGATAAAGAACTCAGGAGGATTTGCACCAATCGCAGCAGCGTTAGTAACCTGAATACCGTTAGCCGTCGTCGATCCAGCGCCAACATTGTATGTTGCCGAAAGAACGGGAGCGGACTCACCAAACCGGTTACATGCAGTCACTGCGTAGGAAAATCCACCAGCAGCAGCACCAAGCGACTTCGCCCAGCTTGCAGTACCAGCAGCACCACCGTTAACAATAGCCGCCGGAGTAGCAGGAGCGTTAGCGCTCGTAGCAGCCGCAGGAGGCTGCTTACCTTGACGAATAAAGACGTCAGGGTTGAACTCAATCGTTCCAGCTTGCGTAGCCATCGAGGTAACCGACAGACCAACCTTACCTTCCGAAGGAGCAGGCATATTCACGCGCTCGCGGGGGTAGAAGGTCTTGACGAGGTCACTCATCGCACGGGTACCAAGGAACATGTCCGTGGGGTAACCGTAGTTTTCAATGACCAAGTTAGAGGCTTCTTCGATGTCAGCTTCTTGAAGAGGCTGTCCCTCAAGGTCAATAACGTTAGCGTTATTGATGAGAGCATCCAGACCATCCCACTGCTCTGCTTCACCATCAAAGGCAAGACCAGAGTTACCGTGGAAGAGTGAATCCTCAACACGCTCCAACATCCAAAGGATACCGTTCTGGTTCTCCAGAGCGATAACATCTCCGTGTGCCGGATTAACCAACGTAGCTGGGTGAGTCACAGAACGAGTCGTTCCAATGAACTTCACCAGTGCAGTCATACGAGTGTAAGTGCTGTCCTGAGTACCAGGAAGCTCTCCCTCTCGCGTGAAGCCAAAGGCTCCGGCTGCACCGTACTGGCTAAGGACGTTGTATTCCTCAACCGTTGAGTACGCTGGGCTCTTCGGAATCTTCTTCCAGAGCTTGATGTGTTTGTTGGACCATGTGACTACTTTCAGGCTGGCTTCCAGACTCTCAACGCGAAGGGCAGACCCACCAGTCTGATTAGAGACCTGATATCCCGCGCTAAGTGCCTTAGACAGTTCGTTAACATCTCCCGTAGTTGATGTTCCGAACCCGTTCAGCCCGTCGTAGTCTCCTAAGCTAATTTGAGGTACCATTTAAATTCTCCCTAGTTCCTAAGCTAAAAGACTTTTGACGACATCTTGATTAATGGCTTGAACGCCGAACTGCTCCACCTTGATGATCTCAAGAGGAGAAACCGTGCCAGCCTCAACACCTTTCATAAGAGCGCCGATAACAACACTCTTGGACAACTCCGGCTCTTGCGAACCAGAAATAGACTTGCTCATATCGAGCATACTCTTCGGACCCCGAGCAGGACCCTCCGCGTATTCATTGATATTATCTTGTGATTTAGAGATAATATCGTTTAGAGCGACGAGGTTTTCAGCGATAGCTTTCGACATCGCACCGTTTTCCTCGTGAATCTGATTTAAAGACTTAGTAATTAAGCCTTCTAATTCGTAGCAGTAAATAGCTACAGACTTCGTAAGCTCGTGAAGAAACTCGCTGACTTCGACACCTTTGGACATCCCGCTGGACTTGCCGTAGCCATACCCCTTGTCCATCTCGTCTTCGTCTTCGTCTTCGTCTTCTTCAAACTCTTCTTTTTCTTCTGCTTCCTCGAAAGCCTTGCTCATCTTTTTCTTTTTCTTTCCACCGCTCTTGGGAGGATCGTAATCCGTTCCATTCTCAGCGATGTGACCAGCGTAGCTTTCATCCTCTTCACTCTCTACATCTGTACCGGCCCAATCAACACCCATAGGCTGATGATTTCCAGGTTGTAGATTTTGAACATGAGGATTAGCTTTCGACAGAATCTCATCTAAAGCCTCTAACGACTTTAGAATCTCTGATTCGTACATTCCGTCAGACATCTTAATCTCTCCTATAATCCAAGGCTTTTCTGGATATGCGGAGATACCGCCCCAGTAGTTTCAAATTTAATCACTTCCGTGGGCGAAATGTGACCGGCTTCAACACCCTTAACAAGGGCCTGAAGAACTTGTCCTTGAGAAGGACCGGCCTCACCGCTGAAGTTACCCTTCTCAAGATACTGCACATTTCCATCCGCACTTACAGACTTGTGCATATCAACTTGATCAGCCGTGTCATTAATGAAACCTAAGCTTTTGCTCATATTTTCAAAAACGCCATCGACACTCTTAGCAAACTGGTCATGATGCATGTCCATTTGCAGCATCTGAGTACCAATCTGGTCTTCTAAGTTAAGGAAAGAGTATCCGATGGATTTGACCATCTCGTACAAGAACGGTGAGCTAGAAATTCCTTTTAGGAGAACAGGATTCTCTTCTACTACCTCAAAGAAAGACTTACGCATTTTGGCGTCTTCTTCGTCCCGCTTCTCTTCCTCTTCATCTCGCTCTAAAGCAGCGATATGGTCTTTATCGTCCTTCATAGCACCTTCAAAGTGCTTTTCCTTCTCTTCTTCGTCTTCATCCATAGCCTTTAAAAGGTCTTCATCTTGGATAAGAGACTTGTAAAGACGATAACTCTTTTTAACCGGCTTATAGTCTGTGCCGTTAGGCATGCTATCGCGGTCTTCTGCGTTCTCTTCACTCTCTACGTCGGTGCCAGCCCAATCAACGCCCATCGGCTGATGATTTCCAGGCTGCATCGGTGTGATTTGACTAGCCATTCTGTTTTCTCCTAATGTCTGACATGCGGAAGATAACGTCTGAAAGTTGTCCAGAAGTATCTTTTGAGTAACCTAAATGACGTTGTATGAGATTGGCAAGACTTTTCTTTGTAATAATTTTATTATTTTTATTACCAGGGTTCCTACCGTCTTTTTTATCCCCATATTTTAAATCTCGTTCTTTATCGTCGAGAGATTCTGGAACGAGTGCGCCGCCTCCTGCGTGCCCGTAGCCCGCAGAAAGAGTCTTCTCTAGTTCAGAGTTTACCCACTCATATTTACTGAAGGATTTAACAACGTCTAAGTACGTATTGTAGTTAATTGGGGCAGTAGTAATGGCAATATCTTGCAGCCAGCACTTTAAAATGCTGTTTCCATTACGCCGTACTGTCTTTCCTTGGAGAGAAAAGCCCACTTTTCTCTTAGATCCGGGATTTTGAGCTAAAGACTGAATATGTTCCCATACGTCATCGGCAACTTTTTTACCTTTGTAAATAATACCTTTAACGTAAAGCCCTTTAGGGGTGACTTTAACCTCCCAAGGTTCTCCAATCTTGTTTTCTGCTCCAGATTTATGGTCCCAGTTAAAATATCCATGATTAATAAAGTAATCAAAGTTAATACCGGACTGGTTTACCCGTTCATTTTGAAGATCTAAGTCTGGAGTAGAGGCAATCCCTTCGATAATCCTCGCTTTTCCATCTTTAGACGCCTTTGCCTTACTTAAAGGCATCCAAAATTTAAAATTTAAAGTCTCATCTGACATTATTTATCCTTAACTCTTTTTAGGCTCTTTAATGGAGAAGCTGCTTTTGCCTTTAGGAAACGATTTAGGCGAGTACTGAAATTGGTTCCGCATCTTTTTTGTTGGGAGAGGAGCAACTGCGCGACCTTCCGGCGAAGGTCTATTGTTTAGATACGCGTGCATGTCTGGGTTGAACATAAGTGGGATCAATCCGATGTCTCTTTCTGACTGAATTAATCCTGCTGCCCCTCTGGCGCGAGTTTTGACACCCATTTCGCTTAGATTTTCAATATTTCCGAGCTTTCCGAGAGGTTTAGTCCAACTGGAATCCGTAAGGGAGTCACCCCAACTCATAGGTTTGTCGGCGTACAGTGCAGCAATTTTCTTTTTCTTACTTTCAGGCAACGCTTCAAACACCTCACCTATCTTTTTTTGTGCTCTAGTAAGCGGTTTACCAAAAATTCCATCGGAAGTTTTGCCTGTTAGGTACCGTTTAAAGTTATTTAAAGAGTTTTCTAACTTTTTGGCTACATTCCTACGAAACTTTGCGTTATCGAGGTTACTTAATTTACGCAAAGTTTCTCTTCTGGGGCTCTTAGGGTCGTCGGCCCCATACGCGGCTAAAAGAAAACTACCGAAACCGGGAGAGTCTTTCTCGTGTTGCTCTCGTGTCTTTTTATTCACTACTTCGGCAGCGCCTGACATCGGTTTAACGCCTTTAGCCTCTTCCGTATCCTTTTTGATAATTCTTTCTTTTTTCAGTCTGCGCGGATTCGCAGATTTCACATCCTGTTTTAATTTTTTGAACCCTAAACTTGCTGCATCCGCCGCCTTCTTTCCGAGTCTTGCCCAGTCTTCAGCACTAGGGATTTTACCCTTTTCGGGGGTTCGGTCTGTAACGACCCGCGTCTTGCCTTGAGATCCACCTTCTTGAGGAGTAAAAGTACTACCGCTACCTGCGGGGCCAATTGGGAACGTTGGTGTTACCCTTTTTAGTCGAGCGCGATCCTTTACTCCCATATGAACCGATGGGCTGTCTTTGTCCTTGTAGTCAAGCGTGCTTTGCTCAAACCCAGACAGCTTCCTAGGTTTAGGTTTAGCCTTAACCATCGGTTCTAAACTTTTAGTCAAAATTTCTGACGAATCGTCCCAAAAACTCATCTTAATTACTCCTTCACCGCTTCCAGTCGTCGTCTCCAAAATCGGTCCCGGAGGGTCCCCATTCCTTTTTAGTTTTATAGGCTTTTAAGCGACGAGGTTTTTTACTGCTATTTTTTTGAAAAAGAATCTCACCCACCGCACTACCAATATTCTTAATGGCGGACGAAGCCCTCCTAGCGCCCTCAGTGAGAGAATTAACCGCGATAATTTGAGCTACATCAGGGTTAAAATACGCCCAACCATATTTATTCAACTCTTCTGGGTTTTGAAACGCTCCAACTTGCGCCGCTACCCTGGTACGAATTCCTGCCGGAGACAACTTTTGTCCCGTCATTAGCTTTATATGGTGATCTCTAATCCTATCTTGCTGATGCTTTGGCATGCGCTTTATGATCGCCATCATCGCTTTCTGTTTAGCGGTAAGCTCGCCAAATTTACCTTCACCACCAGATCCAGATCTTATGCCCGAATAGTATTTATCGGCCTTGTTACCAAGATACTCTTTAGCTTTTTCTTTAAAGTCAGCATATGCACCAAACTGTGCTGGCGGTTTCCGTGTTTGCTTACTTCCGCCCCAAAGGTGATCCAATATACTTGATTTTTCCTCGTCCCAGTCTTTTTTTACTTTTTTGTTCCAGGTGTCAGCAGATTTAAAACCCTGTGGCCAAACAGATTCTTTTTCTGAGTCATCCCTCCCTTCCATAACCATATCCATGATAGGGCTCTTACGCTGTTCTCTAGCCTTTTCCCCGGCAGGTTGCAGGCGATAATTTGGTGAGCTACGAGGCTGTGGTCCAAGCTCAATACGTTCTTTTTTAGTAGGAGGCGTACCTTTCGACTTAGACGGTACGACCGTAAACGTCCTCCCAGCAGAACCCCCCTGCTTAGGTGTAAAGGTTGTTCCGGCCTTGGCCGCTTTTAACCTCGCACGATCTTCCACACCTATATGAACTTTTTTCGCATCTGCGGGTTTAAACTTTTGAGTTTGCTTCTCAAACTCACTCAGCTTAGTTTGCGGCGAATCAACCGGAGTAGATTGCGTTTTACTAGACCGCTTAGGTTTCGCTTTATTAAGATCTTCTAAACTCTTAATAAGAAAGTCACACGATGCATCCCAGTAACTCATCTTAATCTCCTAAAAATGTCTTAATGTCTAACGAGGCAAAAGGAGAAACATCTCCCTCCGAGACTGCTTTCTTAAGAAGAGGTAATACAGTCTTATATTGAGGGTCATTTAACTCTAACGTAGGGCTATAACCCTTCAAGGTCTCTACATAAGGGCAATGTAGCGGGGCTACTCCACCCTTAATCATACCCTTAAGGTCTAAACACCAGGGAGCCTTATTGAATCTCTCATTATACACGGTACACGTATTGTCTCCGTTAACAGACTTACTGAACTTACACTTTAAATCTTTAACTAGTACTTTAAAAGGAGAAGTTCTAGTACTTTTAACCAATACACTGGGGCTACAGCAGTCTCCGCAGTTATTACAGTAGCTTTCTAGAGATTTAGACTTAGACAACGTATCTAAATGCTCCTGTATTTGCTGGTCTGTAAGGTGGTTATTAGTCATCTACTGAAAACCTGTTAAACAATCTCTCTACATCGTTAATATTTTGTACGTCGCTTTTAATTAAAGATAATTTAATAGCAATCATTGCAGGATCGTCTTGTTCAGAAAGAGATTTTCTGAGCGCTCCTGTCAAAATATTGACGGTATTAATTTCAAAATCTACGTTCATTTACCACCTTTGGGGTCTCTACGAAGACTTAAATCTTCTTCTGATCGTGATTTTTGCTTACCGTGAAGCAAGTCCTTAATAGACTCCTTGCGGTGGTGTTGGGCAAATTTAGAGTGTGCGTCTATCAAACCTTGAAGTTTCGACAGATCTTTTCCGCCCCCTGCCCTATCTCGAAGCACATTCATTAAGTGTTGTGCAAGAGTAAAGTGGGCGTGGCTAGCGTCCCGGTGATCATCCCACTTATAATGCTTCGTATTATTAATACCAGAGAACGCGTGAATATCATGCCCGTTACCAGTTCTCCCAATAACGTGTTCTGGATGTGCTTCATAAGTGGAGTAGCCTTCAGGAGGTCCTCCGCCCTCAGTGGGCGTGGCTACTTTTACTGAACGTTTCCCTTCATACTTCTTATAGTAGATAGGTTTTCCAGTAGTAGGACTTATCTTTTTAATGTGGCCGCCTTTAGGGCCGTACGAAGTTTTTCCCTTCGAGCCGCCTACATAAAGACCTCCAAACTCCCCTTTAGCTTTGCCTTTAGCTCCGCTAAAAAAAGGAGTACCCCCTGCAACACGTATTCCTTTGAACACGTCGTCTAATATGTAGAGGCCCTTGGGCATTTCTTACCATCCTGTACGGTAATTCTTAATGTCTTTCTGTTTTTGAGCGACAATAATGCGAAGCTTCATTATTTCTTCTGGGGCAAGGCGAACTTTTGTCATAGCCACGGCATTAGGTGGCACTCCAATGTTCTCAATGCCTGGAACAATGATGCTTAGTGCAGCTTTTTCAAACTCACTAAGGTATCCGTGATCTTGAACCACCCCTAGTGCGTCAAAAATCTTTCCACATGCATACTCATAATCAAGCATACCGTTAGCGTACCTGCGGAAAATAGGATTAGCGGGTTGCCACACAGCTTCTGGAGCCTTGTACTTAGAGTCTAAGTACTGGTCTTTACGCCACGAGGGGTTCCTATCTTTACTCATAGGAGAATTTAAAGGAACTTTAGTTCTAGCTTTATCTTTTGCCACGTTAATTCTCCTACGCGAGATGCGACTCGTGCCATCGCATGGAATTCATAGATTTCTTACAATCTTCACAGCATCCGCTGTGTCCTTCATGACCTTTTTCACCGGCAGACTTTGAAAGTCGCCCACACACAGCACAAGACTTGTGTAAATCAAACCCATGAAGAGGTTGAGCACCGTAACGAAGTTCCGTAATAGACTTCTTTACGTCCTTTTTCTTCTTCTTATCCTCGTCGTCTTCGCCTTTAGCGGACCATCCGGGAGGCGTGTATTGCCCATTTTCTTCGCGAGGCTTTTCATGGGAGACGTTACCTTCTTCCCATTCTGGAGCCTTTTTCCCTTTAGAACCGCCTAGATCGCATGGAGATCCTACTTTTGAGCCGTAAGAAGACTTAAATAAGGACTTACTCACAGGTGCAGGCACGATTCTTGGGGTGGGCCGACCATGCTTCTCTTCATCAAATTTTAAAGGCTTATAAATGCGCTCTGGTTTTGCTTCTTTAATTGCATTAATCGCATCCTTTTCTGTTGCAAAAGTCTTATCAATGCCTGGAGCTTTAAACCCACCAGACTCTAACTTAGTTACCCCAGATCCTGAGGTGGACTTTGGAGAAGAAGGTTTCCGCTGACGTTCCATACCTTCATAAGTATCAGGAGCCCCAGGTATATTATGCGGTAAATAATATGGACTTTTTTTACTCCGGGGCTTCTTCCAAGGGCTGGAACCCTTGGACCTTTTCGGGGGCGGGGGAAGCTGATCGTCGTCCTTCTTCCTGTCCCTAAAGATATTGGGAATGTTCTTTAGCGCCCCCCACGCTGCTTTAGCTCCCTCTTTAGCTCCCTCAATCAACCTCTCACGATTCTTCTTAGAGTAGATATTCGCTGGGCCAGTAGGTAATCTTTCTCCCACTACTGCCTTTGAAAGAGAAACAGACTTAAATAAGGACTTATTAAACGCCCTTACATTAGACATAAGGGGTGGTTCGGCGTACCCGTGTTTACGATTCTTAGCCAGATCCTCACCTTCAACAGGAGCATTTTCGCCCTCTTCGTCAAGGTCCTTTTTCTTTGCATTAATAGACTTTTCGTACGAACGGTATTTCATAGCTATTCCTCGTCAACGTTCTTGGTATTATTAACCAACATCTCAGGGGGAAGGGAATTTAAAATTTCCTGTATTTGCTCTTTTTTACTTTTTGGAGCTTCTTCAGGCGCAACTTGTGCTGCTTCTTCCGGGGATGTTTGCTCTTCTACGGCAGCTTCTTCCTCTACACCTTCGGGAGAGACTTGCTCTTCCATTTGTGCAGCTTCTTGAACTTCTTCAGGGGGAGCACCTTCTTGTTGAGGAGCACCTTCTTGAACTTCTTCAGGGGGAGCACCTTCTTGTTGAGGAGCACCTTCTTCAGGAGCGGGCTGTGCTTCGGGTTCTGCGCCTTGTGCACGTAGTTCGTCAATAGATGGTGCGATCGACGGACCTTCCTGTTCTGGAGGCTGACCCTCTTGTCCAGGCTGTCCTTCTTCTGGTGCAGCACCCATTTGCTGCTGCGCCTGCTGTTGCATCTGCTGTTGCTGTTGCATCTGCTGTTGCTGTGCTTGCTCCTGCATAGACATTTGCTTCTTTTGCATAGCAAGTTGCTCATCTTGAGCTTTCTTAGCTTCTTTTCGCTGCTCTGCCTCCATTTTCCAGGTGTGTTCCATCTGAATTTTTTGGAGGTAAATTGGATTTAAGATAATGTCCCCGTCATCAATAGGGGCTAAATCTTCATCGGCGCGAATCTCATTAACAGTCCTAAAGAACTGAACTTGTTGATTCCTGAGTTCAATACGTTCTTTCTCTGTAAGCTCGTCAAGACCGACAAAGTCCAAGTAAAACCGGTCGTCGATTTTATCGATAACATTACTATTAAGAGCATCTGCATAAAATCGAAGTAATGGTCGTAGTCCTCGGTCTTTAGAGGCTTTTAGCTTCCACTCGTTGTTCGTATCGAACATAGGCTGCTGCATGCCGCCGGGGGACAGGTAGAAACCAATCTCTTCGGGAGCAATTAGATAAACAGCGCAAATCACCTTGATCAAGTACTCTAACCAACGAGAGTACTCCATATCCAGGTTGTTAGTTTGCATGTTGAGGTACTGAATTTCTTCACTTTGAAGAATAGGAGTGCGCCACGCATTTTCAGTACCCGCAACATTAGCCACCCACTGGCGCTTAAATGCTTCGAGTTGTTCTGGAGAAATATTATCTCCACGAATATTAAGCAATCCTTTAGGAGCAGCACCCTGCTTAAAGAAGTTACGGTTATATTCTTCCGCCCACAGTTGAGACGTAATAATATTTACAAGCTGTTCTGTCTCAGCGTACCCGTAACCGTTAGACTTAATGTCTGTGCGGGGGTTAGCAATACAAAATGCTAGTTCTTGCCGCGTGTACGCCCGAACGATAGACCCTTGCCAGACTTGCACAAAAGACGCTTTACCGCGCTTACTAGGTTCTTGAAGTACTGGGTATGCTAAGGCAGAGCCTGAATAGTTTTCTAAAAACTCTTTAAGCTCTTTCTTTTCTTGTCGAGTATTTCTATATTTTTCGGCGCTAGGGTCTGCCGCAAGACGTACTGTTGCTGCATCAACAGCAACAAACTCATAAGGAAGACCTTTCCGGTCAGGAACAATCTCAAACGTCATTTGATCATATGTCATTCGATCTCTAATGACCTTGCGAGTAAATTGCTCGAAGTTATCCCTAGGCTTAGTACTAAACTTATTTACCTTAGACTTTCCGCAATTAGAGATGAACGACTCTAGCTCAACAATAAACCGCTTTTCCGACTTAGAAAGACGGTGATCCCGGTCTTTATGTTTAATCTCAAAACCAAGGTTACGAGTTCGACGATAAGGAGAGGTAAAAGTAGCTACTTGATTAACTCGCGTATTAACAATAGCCGCTAACACACTTAAAGACCCCACCATCTGACGTAAAATATCGTACGTAAGGTTACTTCGTCGGTCTTTATATCCCAAAGAGTAAACAAGGGACATCGGGTCCCAAGTCATAGCCTTAGGAGGACCCGCCGGAGCAGTACCAGAAATCTTCTTCCACCCCTTAGCTAGCTCTTCAGCAGTAGGGGTAATAATCGAAGGCGATAATACTTTACTCAGAGCTTTATCTAATAGCCCCATTTTTATACCTCAATAAAATATTCTGATTGAAATAACGACTTACTAACTTTAACCGGAGGTCGAGGCTGAACCGCAACAGACTTAGGTTGTCTACTTAACACTTTAGACGGAGCCGGAAGACCTAAATCTTTACTGGCAGCGTCTAGTCCAGCAACACGCTTAGTCTCAGCCTGTTTCCTAGCAGGGGCAGCTACAGGACTTTTTAAATACAAACCCTCAGACGCTACAGACTTAGGCTTAGAAGGCGTAGGGCGTAAGTCTTCCGGCCTCGCCATTGTCTGCCTAATAGGCATACTAGCAATCCCTCGACCTGAGCTATCTCTTTCAGTATACCCCTTAAGCCCATGCCTTTCGGCCTGGGCTCTATCTTTACCTACACGAACATAGTGACGATCTGCCTCACTACGACGCTTAATACCTCTCGCGTACCTGTCTAATGCACCACCAAATGTCTTCTTGCCAGTAGTTGAATCAATACCAGCACCCCGAGACATGGCCCGTTGCATATTTTTACGCCAGTTTTTAATACCACCAAACTTAGATACTTGACTAGGCGCACCCTTTAATTGGCTACTAGGAACGTCCCAAATAGTTGCGTTTGGGTTTTTACGTCTGTGACGAGCTAACGCTCGCTGGTTATGTACCTCTACCGCACTGGTATTTTGTGAAGGATCTTTACCCCCCGCACCGCCAGAATAATAAGCCATAGCTGCGTAATCCACAGCATCTGAAGGCGACATACCAGACTTAAGAGCCTGCTTGTAATTAATACTCCATAGCTTAACACCGCCCCAAATATTTTGTCGCCAGTCCTTACGGTCTACACCCAACCCCCGAGCAGTCCGTGCCATTAACTGCATAACACCCTGAGCGTCCGTAGGACTCGTAATAATCTTACCCCTACCACGATTCCTCCAATGAGTTCTGCCAGATTCCTGTTTAGCGGTAGCAACAAGCGCATCATAAATTTCAGGTATGTCGTACTTTTGAGCAGCCACCCATATCTGCTCATCTATATTAGCTTTAGTGGGGGGCAACCCACTAAATCGCAGAGGAGAAAATTCATACTCCTCAGAGGGTGGCCCAGAAGCAGCCTTATACAAGTCTATGTCTAGATAAAGCCTCATTCTACAACTAACCCTTTAGCAGCTTCACAGCACTCGGACAGGTGAACCCCTGCTGTGTCCCACTTACGCTTCTTTACATGGGCATGGTGCATTACGCCGCCCTCAGAAGCGGCTTTAGCCAAAGGAATAGTCTTGATCACTTTGGGATTTCCCGTATCGCCAGTAGGAATTAGGTTTAAATCAGGCAAGTGGGCATTTAACCCAGCCAATAAAGCTATATAAGCATCAATTTGTACTTGATGGAAACCTAAAAATTCCTTCGGCTTCCAACCATTAATACTATAACCGCTTATCACAGGCCGTTCTGGTTGTCCTCGTTTTACCAAAATTTTATTATATTTTGTATAAACTGGGTTATTCAAATCGATTCCAACACTCTGTCGGTTGATCTTACCTACCCCAGAATGCCACCCCTCGTGCATCACATCCATAAACTGATAGATAGTGCCATCCCAGTCGATACAAAAGTGTGTCGATATATTCTTAGCGGCAAGAACATTCCTACACTTTTTAGCAGAGGTGCAGACATCCCAGTGTGTAATGACCATATTTATATATCGGTCTTTTTTACGGCGAAAACCTTTAGTTAACTCTAAAGCTCCATTCTCCCCTGGAATTATTACTTTATCCCAAGGTATAGGAAACAGTTTTCCACCTATTAATATCTTCTCTCCGTGAGAGGGACCAATGTCTTGTGTGTCCCTTTCTAACTTTATTCTCCGGTAAGTAACCGGACCACACATTCCGTCTACTTTTAAGTCTTCATATTCCCCTTGGAACTCTTTAATAGCTTCTTGAAGATCGTCTCCAAACTCAGACACACCAAACCATTGAGGCGTCCAACCTAATTTTTTAGAAGACCGATGATTATAAGATGACATCTTATCCCTTTAGCGACGTTTCTTTCTTCGTAATCGACTTAAAAGCTCATCTTGCATCCACCAAGGAACTTTATCTAAAGCCTCTTTTAAAGAAATTTTCTTGTTACGAACCTGCCGTACATAGGGGGCTATGAATGCCTGACTTTTGTAGAACATAGCTCGTGCCTCAGCGCGACTAGCTAAATCTTCAACGTCGCGTTTACCTTCTTTACCAATCTGAGAATAACGATCATCTAAAGTTTGAAGTCGGTGTCTCTTTTTGGCTCTTCGGATGATGGCCGCTAAATCATCATCTTCCTCTTCTTCCTTCTTTCTACCTTTTCGTCGCAACTCTTCGCGCAAAGGAGCAACCTTCTCCTCTTTTCGTTGAGTATCCTCATATATACGACGATTATCGTCGGCAATAATAAACCTTCTTCTCTTCTTCTTCTTTTTCTTTCTCTTTTTATCCCTCTTTGGAGGCTTTTCTTTTGCAGGAGCTTCAACACGATCAGCAGCGAGTAATTGCCTAGCTGCGCGTTTAATTGCGCTTCTAGTTTTAGGCTTATCCTTACCCTTAGGCTTATCCTTACCCTTAGGCTTATCCTTAGGCTTCTGCTGCGGCTTATCCTTAGGCTTCTGCTGCGGCTTATCCTTAGGCTTCTGCTGCGGCTTCTGCTGCGGCTTATCTGTAGGCTTCTGCTGAGGCTTCTCTGTAGGAGTATCTTTACGCCTTCTTCGAGGTGCTTGTCGCCTTCTACGAACAGGCTTAGGCTTAGATCCTGGAGGCCTCCTAGTAGGTTTAGGGACAGGAGGAAGCTCAGGTGTAGGTTTGTCCGTAGGCTTTTTAGGTTTAGCCTTAGGCGGTGTCTTTATTTTGTCAGGAACGCGTGAAGGGGTGCTAGGACTCTTTCTTGTTGGGGGGCGTTTTTTTGGTACACGAACGCGTGACGGAGTACCAGTAGGGTAAAGTTGGCTAACATCTGCTCTTCGCTGTGCAGCAGTTCTTGCTGTACGACGAGGATTAGTAACGCCAACGCGCATAGGTGATTTACCACCTCCTCTTCCCGCAGTGACAAGTCGGTTAAACGATGGCATATTTGCAACCTGCTTTCGAACCTTATCTGCTTCTTTAGCAGTCTTTGCATAAATTGCCGTTTTAACCCCTTGGGCGTTGTTGTAGACCGCAATAACGGCAGTACGCATTTTGTGTGTTACATCAGCAGCTTTACCTGCACTAAGGGTAATACCAAGAGCTTTGCCCGCATTGCGAGCAACTGTTGGAATTTTTTGAGCAAGTTTACCTCCAACAATCACAGGAGCATCTACTACAAATAAAGCAGCTTCGCCTACAGTAGAAAGAAACTCTCCAACAGTAGGCTCCCGAGTATACTTCATCCGCTTCAGTTCTTCTCGAAACTTTCTTTGTGCTTCGGGAGTTTGCCCTTGTCGCTTCGCCTCCGCTCGTCTCTCAGCTTCTCGCTTAAGCTCCTTTTCCTTCTTTTTAGCCATACTAGCTTTGATTTCTTTCCAATCCTTATCCGTAAGAGGTGCAGGATCAAACTTCCGACCGCCAGGATCATCATACTGTGCAGGAGTACGAATCTTTAGATTTCCGTCAGAATCTATCGTGCCTCCAGAAGTTCCCTTCTTTCTATCAGCCCTTAAGGTGGCGCGACCAGGTTTTGGTGGCGGCTCATTTTCTCGATCGTATACTGCTCGTATATACTTACTGAGAACCTGCTCAGGAGCCATCTTCTTTCGACCGTAACTGTCCCTTCCTGGAGTAAAGTAAGGTTTAACATACCGTCCAAACCATTTACCGCTAGTACGTACGGTTTTTACTTCCCGGCCAATACGGACTTTAAAAGACTCTGGATATTGTACTTCTCCTCCGCGAGTAAATCCGTCATTAGCTTTTTTAAACGCATTCCAGTTAATCCGCGTGATATACTCGTCTGCTTCTGACTCAGTACCTTCCTGGCTCGCAAGCGCATCCTCTAAATTATTATAAATTTTAGGACCCTTAACGGGATCTGCGCCGTGCGTTATTTTTGCTCTCCAAACAGCTTTATCAGAAAATTGCGACAAAAACTGTTTAGGCTTTTTATATGTAAAGAAGGCGTCTAAAGGAATTCCTACTTTTCCAGGAACAATGAACCCTCCGCTCTTGAGTTTTGCAACGCCGCCAGGAAGATTAGAACTGTCGGATAAAAAGTTAGACGTAACTCCTCTCCCGTATTTCTTCTCTGTTTCGGTCAGCGCCCCTCCTCTGTACGAATCTGGTACAGGTATGGCCGCAGAGCTTAAAGGCCTTTTGGCCGCACCAGGACTTAAAAAATTGTCTCCATAGTCGCGGTGCAATCTCTGCATTATTGAGCCGAGAGGGTCTGATTTACGACCAGGCGCTTTAGAAGAACTCTGCTTAGGGCGGCGAAGATGAAAATTAAGGAAATCGTCTTTAAACTTCTTTTTAGACTCCTGAGTACGAGGCTTAAGAGTGGGCCGAACATCTTTAATGTAGACGCCAGGAGCTTTCTTAGTAGGAGCTTTCTTAGTAGGCGCTTTCTTAGTAGGCGCTTTTCCAGAAGAAGGTTTAGACCTCTTAGGGGCCTTAATAGGTTTAGCAATCTTAGGCTTCTTACCCTTAACCAAGTCTGTTATAAACAGGCCTTTTTTGACATCACCGTCATCGTCGTCGTCACCAGACTTGCGCTTACTATCTTTTAAGATAATTGCATCCGATTCTTTCTCGGTAGCCTCGTTGGGAGAGTGGTAATGTAGGTGGTCATGTTCTGTATCTGGGCCGGCTTCTTCAACATCCTGTAAGTGAATGCTTGTGGGGCGGTTTCTCAAAGCGGCTTGTACTTCTTGAGGCTCTTCTCGTTGCCTTTTGGGAGTAATTAAGTGTTCTGGGGCAGTTTGTGCAATTTCAGCTAATTTACGCGGAGTATCTTCTGGTTTAACAGGAAGATTCTCTAAACTATGGACTGCGGTTTCTCCTCCAGACGCGGGGCAGATGTACCGAGGTCGTCCACGATAGCTCACAGTTTTAACACACTTTTTAGGCTTAAAAGATCCCTTAATCGGCTGGATATCTTTAATGCCTCGCTTGACGTGTACGTGCGGCTTAAAAGCCCCGGCAGAGCCAGCGGAGTCACCAGACCCTTCTTCAGAACCTTTATTTATATCTTCGTAGTCACTCATTTTAACAACTCACGTAGAGATTAAGACTCTTTTCCATCTCTTTCTTATCTTTGCGCTCTGCTTCTTTTTCTTCTTCAGCCTCTAACTCCCCCGTATTCATCGTAGGGGGGTTTACGCCACTAGAGGTGCGTCCGAATGAATTTTTAAACGCTTTAATTTTTTGAGACTCCCCTAAAGGGAGGGCTTTAAACAGGTTAATGTCTAAGAAAAGTCCTAGCATACTTACGTCTCCGATCCGACTCGTACTATTATCCACGGATTTCTTTATTAACCCTAGAATATGTTGTTGTTCTTTATCTGATAAATCACCAAAGTCGTCAGACTCTTCACGTAGTTTCCGAGCCATATCTTCTTTAAGCTGATTTTCAGAATCTCGAATATAGTCTAAAAACTCTTTTTGGTCAGCATTTTGATTCCTAGAGTTTTTAGGGATGCCATACTTATCGAGTAACGACTCTCTGTGTTCCGACAAGCTACTTCTAAACCCGTCTACCCAAGACTTAAAGCTGTTTATAGGGCGCTCTTTCTTTTCCCAATCTTTGGCGTAATATTGCTTCTCGTCAGAAGTCTTTTTCCAAATAGGAAGCCCTTTCTCTCCCCCATATCTAGGTTGTTCTGGGAAATCCTCAAACTCAGGTAATTCATCTCTATATATGTCTGTTCGAGGATTTACACCAAACGCCTCTGCTAACCTTTTATCTCTTGCAGCCCTATATAGGCTTTCTTTCTTTCTCTCTTTATCTTTTACAACGTCAACATCAGCGTCATCGGAAGCATCATT